CTCCCGCCCTCGTCCGCCCTTCCAACGCCCTTACCGAGCTGATCGCCGTCGCCCGCGAGTACAACGCCGAGATCGTCAAGCAGGAGAAATTCAATCTCCAGCGGGCCATCGAGTACGGCAAGGTGCTCGCCAAGATCAAGGACACGTGCGCGGCCGGAGAATGGCTGGCGACCCTGCAAAAGATCGGCAGCGTCACCACGCGCCGGGCACAGGAGTTCATGGCCATCGGCAAATGCGACGCGCCGCGGATCGCCCAATGCCAGTCGATCCGCGATGCCGTCGATTTGCTCAAAGAGAACGAGCCGCAAGAGGTTACGGCGGCTCCGACTGGACTATTGCGCTGCCGGCACTGCCGGACGCACAAGCCGATCCCCGACTGCAAGGACTGCAAGGCCATAAACGCCCCTGAGAGGCCCAAGGCGGGGTCGGATGCTCCAAAGGCTCCCAAGGCCCCCTCACGGCCCAAACGCGAGCCTGGGGACGATTCCGAGGCCAAAGGCGAGCCGTTAGCGAATCCCTTCATCAAGTACGCGGTTCGGGTCCAGAAACCCCTTTTTGAACGCATCGACGACATGGGAAGGCTCTTGAGCGTACCCAAGCAGGAAACGGCGGCTCTCCGGGCCGAGTTTGAGCGCTGCTTCGAGAAGTTGCGGCAACTGGCGGAGCGACCTGTCAGGAAGGCGGAGGAGCCGATCCGCAAGAACTGCAAGGACTGCCAAGCGCCGATCATCCTCTGCCGGACGCAGAAAATGAAGTGGATGGCCCTTGACGCCGAACGCTCGCCCCATGGCCAGTTCGACATCATCGAGAACCAGGCTGTGACCGTGGAACGGAACGGCGAACCGCTGTACCATGCCCATCTCAACTCGTGCTTTGGCAGGAAGAAGTGAGCAAATAGGCGCGTTCCAATCACCCATGAGGGAAGTCAGTGACTAAGCGGGAGCGAGTCAAGCTGGCGCACCGGCGATTGGTGATTCACCTGATTCGCTGCGACATGGCTATCGGTGGGTATTCGCCGGAACAGCCACAAGACTTGGCAAAAGAGACAACCGACATGCTCACTGAGCTTTCGTTTATTAGTTTCCAGGCGGGGCTTGACCCGCGCGATCTTGGCGAAGCAATCGGCTTGCCGCAGGAAATGTTAGCTCGAATGCCAAAGACTTATGCACGGCCGGAAGAGGGATGACTACTAACCGCCTACGAGAGAAGCCATGAAAACCAAGACGGGAAAAGTGACTGCGAAGCGCGTCACGCGGGCAGACATTGAGAAGGCCGTGGCGGCGCTGTTCCTGACGTGGAACAACGAGGCCGTGGAGACGTTGCGGCTGCGGCGAAAGGACGGGAGCGATCTCGGCGGCTGGTCCAAACAGGCAGCAGCGAATTGGATGTGCAAGGAATTAGGAATCGAGTGAGTACTAACCAACTTCATTGGAAGCCGGGGATGACAAGCCATGACTTGGAACCGAGAAGATGACAACCAGTACATCGAGGAGCAGGAACTAGGCATTCGCGGGCTACTGAGCGATCCGCCGAAGCCAAAGATGTACCTCGTGCTGAAGCGCTACCGCGAAATGGCTCCGAGCGATCCGTGGATTCATGAAGGCATCTTTGACGACGTGAACCTTGCCGTGCAGGCGGCTAAGTCGGAGATGTTCCGAGAGGATGATGAGTCGGTGATTTACGAGTTCCAGCTGAACCATACCTACCTCGGCAAGTGCATCTGGTTGAGCAACCCGGAAGGGTTTGTAGCCTGAGTTCCACCCTACAAGGATAGTACGCATGGCCGATTGGCACCAAATGCGACGGGAAGAACAGGAGCGCCGCGAGGAACCGACGCACCCGCGTACGGCCTGCCCGGAGTGTGACGACGTGCAAAACGACTGCTGCCCCTCATGCCGGGGCACGGATGAGTATTGCCCGATCTGTCGGATTCCTGCGGACGATTGTGAGTTTCAAGAAGGCTGGAACGACAAGCCGTTTTAGGCGCGGACTAACTTACGCCGGTGGAACGCATGAATCCTCGATACAACTTGGCCTTTGAGAAATGCCACTACTGCAAAAACAGGCATCTACCGCAGCACTGGTGTCGGCAGAAACAAGCTGCATGGGATGCGACGGTCGCATCCATTGAAAATAACCAACACCAGATGAGAGCCGAGCGCCGCCCTGGAGCCGGAACGGCTGGAAAGTCAACCGGGGGAACCTGAGCCGTGGGTCGGGTTCCCATAGCCGAGTTCTAATGCACACCGGATGAATCCATGACGGCCCTTCCCGACGTTCCCGAGTACGACACCTGCGGCTGCGGCAAGTGGATCATCTGGACCCGCCCCAACAACCGTTTCGTCGCCCTCGAAGCCGAGCCTTCCTTACTCGGCGAACCCGTCAACGAATTTGGAACCGTGACGAGGCATCGTGTTCATTCGTGTCCGAAGTTAGAGAAACGCACCCAACTTACGCAGGAGTGATTCTGAGATGGCGACGAAAACGAAAGCGAAGCGGCCCCGGCAGCAAAGAATACCGGGCACCGAGCCCGAGTCGATCAAGGCGATCGACGATGCCGCGGACAACTACTACGAGGTCATGGTCGAGCGCGTCAGGCTCTCGAAGCAGGAGGACGACGCCAAGGATAATCTCATCGACAAAATGAAAGAAAACGGGGTCGACCGTTATGAGACGCCCGACGGTCTCATCGTGACCATCACGGCCAAGTCTAACGTGAAGGTCAAGCGGAAGGCAGAATCGGAGAACGGAGAGGCAGAAGAATGAGCACTCCTAGCAAATGCAGATCATGCGGTGCGGCCGTGCGATGGGCCAAGTCGAAAAGCGGCAAACTGATGCCCGTGGACTTGGAACCCGTTGAAGGCGGCAACATCGAGCTAACAGAAGACGGCGATGTTCTGTTGGCAACTTATGTCAAACCGAATAGCCATCCGTTCCAAGATCGGTTTGTCTCGCATTTTTCCACCTGCCCCAATGCCGCTACGCATCGCAAGAAGTAGGAGGATTAGCCCTTGTCTGAGAACACCGAAAACATCATCAACGCCCTGCGCACCAGCCGCGATGAGGAGTTCGCCCGCCTCTTCATCCTCTGGATCGGCATCGCCGCCGAGAAGAACCCGGATCTGCTCCAAAAAGCGCTCGCTCAGGTGTTCGACCTGTCTGCCATCGTGGAAACCGCTACCCGCGCCATGCTCGTCGTCTCCAAGGCCCAGGAGGCGGCCGAGCGTTGCCGGGCGGAAATTCGGGAGCTGGAGGAACGGCTCACGAAGGCGGCGAAGTATGCGGCGCAACTCAACGGGACCACAAAATGAAGATAACCGCGATCGCGCCCTGGTTCGGCAGCAAGCGGACCCTGGCTCCCGAGATCGTTCGGCAGCTGGGGCCGCACTCCTATTACTTCGAGGGTTGCTTCGGGTCGCTTGCCGTCCTGTTCGCCAAGGAAGTGTCCGAACACGAGACGGTATGCGACCTGCACGGAGGCGTTACGAATCTGGCCTGGACCGTACAGAACGACCAAACGGCCCCGGTGCTGTTTGATCGCCTGCAACGCGTCCCTTACCACGACGACATCTACGCCGCGAGCAAAGAATGGCTCAAGGAATTTGAAGACGAATGCTGCACCTTCCCGGTGTCTCGCGTCGATTACGCTTACCACTATTTCATCGCGTCCTGGATGGGCCGCAACGGGGTCGCTGGCACGGCGCGCTACAACTACCAGATTGCAACGCGCTGGACGCCCAACGGCGGCTCGGGCCCTCTTCGCTTTCGCAATGCGGTCGAGTCCATCCCCGCCTGGTGGGACCGCTTGCGCAACGTCCATATCCTTCGCCGCGACGTGTTCAAGGTCTTAGAGAAGATCGAGGACGATCGCCACGTCGCCATCTACATTGATCCGCCCTACCTGCACGGCACGATCAGCGGCAACTCTCGCTACCTCTGCGATTTCAAGGAAGGCGACGCCGAACGCTTGGCCGAGACCCTGGGACGGTTTCGCAAGTCGCGCGTGGTTGTGAGCTACTACGCCGATGAGCAGCTGCAAAAACTCTATCCCGGCTGGACCGTACTCGACTGCTCCCGGCACAAGCACTTGCATACGCAGAACAAGCGTGGATCGAAGCGAACGGAGGCGCCGGAAGTGTTGCTGATTAACGGAGAGCCTGCGAAAACGCAGCCGACGAGCATGTTCGCCTAGAAACGACGCGACCTCTGGTGTGAGCCAGAGGCCGAGCCGCGAAGTGCGGGTGCGGAAATCACCTGCACTTGCATTCTAAGGGGAACTATGCGACATTGCCAATCGAAGTGCGGTTGCAAGGAGATCATCAGCCACTTCGGCCTTTCTCCTTTCAACCAAACCTATAGCCACCGGATTGGCACCGTCGCCCAAACGGGTAGAAGCGCCGGCTCGGCCGCCGCAGGCGAACCGTGAAAAGTCATTGCGTGAGCCCCTAATCAGCCTTTGGCATAATGGGGTCGATTGGCGAACGAAACCGCAAGGGGGGTAGGGGGGTTACGCGCAGTGGCCGCGAAGCGAAGCGAGAGCGGCACAAGAACGACGCTTGAGAATTGCTCTGGAGGGAAAGAACGATGATGACGCCAGAGGAACGCTACCACCGTGATCCACACTTCGCGTCCCTCGTGGACGTCATGCACGACTATTTACGTCGGTGCATGTTCACGGGAACCGAGATACGAGAAGCAGCCATCTTGGCAGCGATTCATAACGAACAGTTTGCCATGAGGTCCTCATTCGAGAAGGCGGCACGCCAATGAAGCTGGTCGACGAACCGCTCCTCGACGAGTTCCGCGGCCCCGGCGTGTGCGAGTTGTGCCAGGTCAAGGTCAGGGACCGACGCCCGCACCATCTCATGAGCCGGGGCGCGGGCCGAGTCGATATCCGTTGCAACCTGGCGGCGTTATGCTTCATCTGTCACCGGGCCGTCCACGACAACTACGAGGCGAAGGTGAAACTGTGGAAGATCGTCGAGAAGCGCGAAGGGAAGACGCCGTGTAGGGACGTCTGGCGCATCCGCTTGGAGAAGAAATGAAGGTCTCCCCCGAACTCGAAGCCAAGATCCTGGCGCTCGCCGGCCAACAAGCACCGGCGCCCGACGTGGACGACATCGACGAGAAGGCGTTCCAGGCCGCTATCGTGAAGCTGGCCAAGAGGAACGGGTGGAAGGTGTATCACGTTTACTATTCGCAGAAGTCGGCGGGGGGCTTCCCCGATCTGGTCTGCCTTCGAGGAAAGCGTCAAGTCGTGGCCGAGTTGAAGGTGAAGAACCGCAAGCCGAGGCCGGATCAAGATGAGTGGTTGGAAGCGTTCCGAAACGTGGGGGCGGAAGTGTTCGTGTGGTGGCCGAGGGATTGGGACGAAATTGAAAGGGTGCTGGCATGAATGACCTCGACGCAATCCGCGAACTGAAACGCGCGGTGGAGAATCCGAGGCTGACGGCAGGGCCGTGGGCAGCTTGGTACAGTGAGCCGCTTGGGTCAAATCAATGGCACGACCGGGCTGCTGTAGCTGGATTGCCTATTCATTCGGTGGACCGTTGCCCGGCATTCATGATGGCTGACGCCGCCTTCATCGCCGCCTCCCGCACCGGCGTGCCCGCGCTGTTCGCGTTGGTGGAGCGGATGCAGCCGTATTTGCAGCACAGCATCAATTGCCCGGACGGTCCTTGGGGAACGGGCGGGGCTTGCACCTGCGGCAAATCCGCCCTGGACGCCGAGCTGTCGGCGCTGTTGGCGAAAGGGGGCGAGGGATGACGACGGCGGATTGGATTACGCTAGGTTCGCTGAATCTCGTTTTGCTTATCGCCAACTGCGTACTGGCGTATTGGTGCGGTCGCTGGCATGAGCGGCTAACCCGACTCGAAAGGGATTCATAACCCCGCCGTCGTCCGGCACCGGCTTGGCGACGGCAAACCTACAAGGTTTGAAGCCATGAAAACCAAGACGGGAAAAGTGACTGCGAAGCGCGTCACGCGGGTAGACATTGAGAAGGCCGTGGCGGCGCTGTTCCTGACGTGGAACAACGAGCCCGCGGAGACGTTGCGGCTGCGGCGAAAGGACGGGAGAGATCTCGGCGGCTGGTCCAAACGGGCAGCAGCGGATTGGATGTGCAAGGAATTAGGAATCGAGTGAGTACTAACCTACAAGGTTCGTAACCAGAGAAAGGAAATCATCATGTCGGCATCGCATCATGGCGGGCCTGGAGAGGGCGAACGACGGAGCCAGATCGAGCAGTTCGCCGCAATTCAAAAACGATTCCTCGAACAGATGGAAGGAACGGCTCGCCGGGAATACCCTGCCGGGCGCATGGGCCACGATGACGACGGAGCTTTGTCCTACGCCATTGCTGCCGATCCGACCAAACAAACTGTCATCATTCGATTTGGCAAGCCGGTCGAGTGGATCGGATTGGGCATTGTGGAGGCCAACGAATTGCTAAACAAGCTGCGCGAGAAGATCGGCGAGGCTGGCGGCGTGGCGGAAATTCGCATCGGTGGGTGATTTCTAACTTACGCCATTCGTAGCCGGAGAAAGGACATCATGACGAAGGACGAGAAAAAGGCATTGGCAAAACAGATTCAAGAGCGATGCCGTCCGAACGGCCATCGGATGGCCGAATGGGTTCGCTTTGCTCTCTACGGACCTCGCAAGCGCCGGGGCAAGAAAAAGGCCGGATGAGTACCAACGGACAGCGGTGGAAGTCATGTTAACTGACCGACAGATTCCCGATCCCAAGCCGGGCAGCTTGCATTACTGGCATTGGAAGGTCGCTTTCCTTCCTAGAGCTGTGTGGATCGGAATGGCCTGGAAACGATATCCGAAGGCGCTCGATCTGATGTTCTGCCCGCTGCCCTGCTGCGGCGTCGGACTTTACATTCAGTGGCATTGAGGCGCGGACTAACTTACGCCGTTCGCACTCAAGGCGACGGCGTGACGAACTTCGCGGCTGTGCGTGAATGAGCGGGCACGCAACGCAATGAACCTGAGCGTGGCCCCGTAAAGCCCGAAGATTGCCGAAAGTCCTGCGAGAGCGGGTCGGACCTGGGCAGGGGACCGCCGGTGCAAATCCGGCCAGCCGCGAATCTTTTCAAGGAGCAAGCGATGAGCGAGCCGACGGTGGAACCCGCTAAGCGTATTGAAGGTTGCGAGCACTCAGCGGTCCGCATGGCGCATTGGGCAAGCGAAGGCGCTTGCCCCATCTGCCTGACTGCCGAATGCGGCATGGCCAATGACAACCTAGCCCGCGCCAAGGAGGAGATTCAAGGGCTGACGACGCAACTGGCCGAGGCGAAGGCGGCGCTGCGTGGCGCTCTGTTCCAGCTCGGCGAAGTGCGAATAGCCGAGGGGACAAGCGAAGAAGGAACCATCGGCGGCAACATCGCAATCATGGCGGAGCAGCGAGACAAGATCGCCGAACTCCAAGCCGCCCTCGACCGCGAGCGCGAGGCCCGGCTGCGGGCGGAAGCGGGAGTGGCCCAATTGCGCTTTGCTTATCAAGGTGCAGTCGTCGGTGGACAGTTCGGCCATACCTGGGGATGTACTTGCGAACATCCTCAATGCGTCAGCCGTGCTAAAGCCCTCTCCACCGACACCGGCGCTCGCCTTGCCGCCGTGCTGAGCGAGGTGGTGAAGATGCCGTGCGAGAAGCAGATTTGGGCGATAACTGGATCGCGTGGTCCATGTTCTGAGTATTGGCATAGAGACAACTTCGATAAGTGGTGCCTCCGCTGCCGTCTCGTGGACGCGATGGAGGGGAAGCCGTGAGCGCGAATTGGGAAGAAGCCTTGCGTATGGCTCTTGCCGAACGCGACCGGCTGGCGGCTCGCGTCAAGTACCTCGAATCAAATATAAAATTCCTAAACGGACGGGTTGAGGAGCAAGCCACCGAGATCGCCGAACTCTGCGCGACCATCGAGAGAATGCACAAGTTCCAGTGTTGAAGCACAAACGGCGTGCCTGACTTCCTATCGGGCACGCCGTTCCTCTTAGAGTCAAAACAGTCACCGTCCGCTCTCCTCCTTTGACTCGTTTATCCCCACGTCACCCACAATTCGCACATCGGCCGCGGAAACGGCCAAAAAGCCTTCCACGAACGCGCAGGACGTGTCTTTCCCGCACAACCGTCCCGGAAGCCGCCACGGCGCAGGAGCCGTCCTGGCACGTCTGAGGGGCCGCAGCGGGCGTCGGGGCCGGTTTGGTCTGCCGGTACTCCTGGACGGCCGGAGCCGGCAGGACCTCGGGTTTGGGTTGATCGTTGGGGGCGAGAAGGGCGATGGTGAGGAAGATCGTGTGCATTTTAACGATTCCTTTCGGATTAAAGAAAAGGGTCGAAAATTTTACTCGTCTTACGCTGCCGGCGTCGGATTGAGGAACGGCAGCACCAGCGGCAGGAGCTTGATGAGCAGCGCCAGGAGCGATTTCCAGTCGATAGCGCCCACGGCCGCCAACTCGGCCTTCATGGGATGCGAGGCGAAGGAAACCGCCTGCATTCCCGCGGTGTCGGGCAGCAGTTGCCCCAGCGCGAAGCCGATCGCGTCGTAGACGCAATGGGCCATGCGTGCGGTGCCGTCGAAGTTGCCCTTGAGGGCGTCGATCACAACGGTCCAGTCCTCGGGTGCCAGGCTGGTCGGGTACGGGGTTAGAGCCATTTCACTTCTCCTTGGGGAACCAGAACAGGTAAAAGCACGCGGCAGATATTACCACAAAGACGGGCAGCCACCAAACAGATGCCCATTGCTCGATTGTCTCGGTCACTCGACTCCTGGCGGAAGAGGACAGCCATCGGGGAGCGGCTCGGGGTATCCCCAGCTGCCGTTGCTTGAGTGGTAGTAGTGGAACGCGTTCTCGGCGAGGCTCCAACTGCCGACGAGCGTGGCGCCGTCGAGCAAGAGCCAATCGTGCGGCAAACCGACCCAGTTCCAGTGATGTGCGCTCATGCGGCCATGATCACCCGCGGAACAACGATGCCGCTGACATTGCCCGGTCGTCTCACTTCAGGAGGAGCGACGCCGTTGTTTCCCCAGCCCTTCCATGAGTTCTTGATCACCGGCTTGTCGACGCCGAGCAAGTAAACGCCGACGATGCTGTGACCCCACTCGTCGTAATCGAGAACGCACGGAGCGTCGGACAGAATGCAGGTGTGCATGATCGCCCGATTCTTATCCGGGTTGTCCGTGCCGTCCCACCATTCCGTCACCTTCCGCTGCGCCGCGTCGGCGCGCATGGCCGGCGTGTCGTACTTGAGGCTAGCCGATCCTTGCGGCCAGAGGTCCTGAGAAGGCACACCGTTTTGTGCAATCCAGGAAAGCGACTCCGCGCCCCATCCGCCCTCGTCTCTGCCGTTCTTGATAACGGCAGCCACGGCGAATGCGGATAGAGCCACGTAAGGCTCGCCCATGAACAGCCTTGTAAGATTGACGGCCATTGTAGAAGAGTGGGCCCAGCAGTACCCATAGCCGTCTTGATCGAGGATGGGAGTGGTGAGAGCGTTGTCATAGAGAAGACTCCCCTTGGCCAGCTTCTCTTTGATCCGCTCGGCCCATTCCACTTCGGGGATCAGCAGTTCGTCGGGGAACACGGGAGCCACGGCCAGGTAGCCGGGCGGGTGCGCGTTGTAGTTCCGCGGGATCAAGCCTTTGCTGTATTGGTCGGCCACGTCTAACCTCCGAATTTCTTGAGCAGGGCCATCAGATCGTCAATGTTGGCCGGCATCGGCCCGGCAAAGCCCGTCTTGCCGTTGCCCACGAAGAGATAGGGCAACTTGCTCGGGTCCACCTTGCCCATCGCCTTCTTGAAAGGGGCCGGCGAGTTCGTCAGGTCCGTGTCCTTGTCGAAGCAGCGCCATGTTCCCTTCGGCTCGACGTACTTGCGCCACGTCTCGGAAGTGAGCGTGGCCAGGACGGCCGGAGGGTATTTTTGCAGGTCCGCGGATTCGTAGACGATGAGGACGCGAAAGGCGGGGGCAGCGGCTTCAAACGGGTCTGGCGGATCGGGCGGCGTCGGCGGAGTGGGCGGGATCGGCGGGACCGGAGGAGGCAGAGGCGCCAACTGGCAGTCGAGCAGGCGGCTGATGATGTCGCTGTCTTTGGTCGCCCCGACTGGGAAGATCAATAACTCGCACTTACCAGTTGCAGCGGCCGTGAGCGTATAAACAAACTTTCCTGAGTAAGTTCGCGTCTCGCTCTTGCCAGGAGTTCCATCGACGAACTTTCCACGGATTTTGATAGGGCCTGTGTCTGAAGCAACATCAACAAGTCCTGCTGGAGAGGTTCGTATGAGGCAGGCAACGTCTGAGTCAATGACATAGAGAAGGTCCGCCGTTAGAACGGTTGGGGTCAAGGGCGAAGGAACCGGCGCTGGTGGCGTCGGCACGACGGGAGCGGCCGGCAGGCGGATAGGCACTGGCGGCGGGGTTGGGTCGGCCGCCAGTGCGAAGGACATGGGGAGGAGGATCAGGAGAACCAATGCAAGCCGTTTCATTTCAAAATCTCCCATGCCCTAAAGAGAGGTCGAGTTACCCATTCGAGAAACCACCACACCGCGGCGAGAACCGAAATGCCCACGCCCAGGCGAAAGAGCAGCGTCCATGCGCGATGGGAAATCATGCAGGGTTCGCCGTGATTGCCGCCGAGAGATTCGCCGCCGAGGTCTTCAGTTGGTCCGCCAACGCCTGAAGCGCCGCGGGATCGTTCTTGAGACTGGCAATGTCCGCCGCCAATCCCTGAATCAACGTGATCGCCGATTGCTCCACGCCGATGCTCGCATTTACTTGGTCCGTGAGGGCCTGTAGATCGCTGGCCATGATGGCTCCTTGTGAAGTGATTAGGGAATAGAGTCTGTCAAGTTTCGCGTTTGTTTGTGCGATGGCTGCAAGAATCTCAGCGTTGGGCGGCCACCAGGTCACGGTTGTTTCGCCTCCATCGACTTGAGTTCGCTGATCTTCTCCGCGTGCCTCTCGATGCGCTGCGAATTGTCCTCGATCTGCCGGCCGTGCTTGCAACCGTTGCTCGCCGCGACGATCGCCACGACCAGAGCGGAGATCGAGGCAATGATGGTGCCAATCTCCTTGACGAACGCGAACCACGATTGGGGAACGTCGGGAAGCTCGCCGGCCATTAGGTAGTCTCCTTGCGATCGACCAGGATCTTCAAAAGGTGGTTCTGGTCCTGCTCCATGCTAAGCAGCTTCTCGTGATTGACGAGCGCCTTTTGCTCGTTCAGGGCCAGTTCGGCGATCGTCTTGCGCGTGCTCTCTAATGTGTCGCTCAACTTTTCGTTCGTTTCGGCGGTCTTGGCAATGAACCGCAAATGCGCCTCCATGCCCTTTTCTGCCCAGGGCTTGATCCAGCCCAGAAGTCGCCAGAGAAAGATGCCCATGACGATCAGCATAGCTGTGGCCAGTCCGAACGTCTGAATCATCTCGGCGAAAGAGCGTGCTTCCATACGACCTCGGCGTTGAGTGGGTTAGGAAAGCATCCCTTACTTTGCCGCGACAATCTCCTTGGGGGCGCCGTTGACCTGATCGGTCTCTCCCCACATGACCAGACGCTTGTTGAGCGGCTGGTTCCTCCGCACCGCCTCGTGCATTTCTTTGTTGATGTGACTCGACGACAGGAGCAGGGGCTTGCCGACGCACTTCAACTTCCAGTGCCCGGCCCAGCAATCCCAGAGGATGTACTGGGGAACGCCGGCGATCGACAGGTTGCGGGTGAAAAAGACGTCCTCCGTCGAGGCTTTCTGGATCTCGCGCTTGTCGGTGTATTCGTACTGGAAGAAGGGCTGCGGGATCTTCTGGAGCGAGGCCACGTCGATCAGGATGAGCCCCGTAGGCAATGCCGCGATCTCCTCGACGCCGGCACGTTCGGCCGCTTCCTCGCGGGTGAACTGCTCCAACCGGAAGTCGAAATTGGGCTGATCGCTGGCGTGCGATCGCCAGCGGAAGAAGTAGCAGTTCTCATGCGGGGGCGGGCCCATGTAGGGTGCCGCGAAGCATCCCGTCCTCAGCTTCCACCACAGATCGAACGCGGTGTCCCAGAAAGGCTTGGCCAGGAGATCCTGCCCGTGAGCGTACTGGTTGCCGAACAGGTACAGGTCGGGATTCATGTCCGAATCGACCATGCAAATGACGTCAAAGCCCAGGTCGATCGCCCGGTTGAGCGCCCGGTTGCGGCTCATGGTGATCGGCGTGTCGCCAATGTGGTCCGTGTGAACCGCGGAGATGCGCGGGTCGGCCTTGCACTTGATGATCGTCTTGGCCAGCCAGTCTTCTACCGAGCGTTCATTGGGACGGGCGTAGGGAAAGGTTTGGAGCAGGACCTTGCACTGCATGAATTGCCTCACTGCATCAGGTACGCATCGACAGTCACGGCCCCCGTGATGCCGACGCCAGGATCGGAAAGGGTTACGACGACCTGTTGATTTACCGGAAAGACGAGGCCCACGTCAATGAAATTAAGGACCGCCGTGCCCACGGGGATCGGTCCCCAGACCACGGTTGGCCCCGATCCTGCGGCGATTTGCAGTGTGGAAGCCGGCGTACCGCCCGAGAAGCCCCAGTGGATGCGGCGAACGTAGATTTGCCTGACGGGATCGGCCGCGATCGTGACAACAGCGGCCGTGTGCGCCGCGGGAGCGCTGGTAAGCGACGCATCTGTGCCCGCGGGCAAGGGAGCGTCCATGTCGTAATAGATGCCCCCGTCCTTCGGGTTGATAATCGCTGGCGCTACCATGGGTTCCTCATTGCATTAGGTCGGCGTCCACCTGGAGCGCTCCGATCACCGCACCACCGGGATTGGAAAGCGTGACCCTCACGGCCTGGTTGGCCGGGAAGACCCAGCCCAAATTAATGAAGTTCATGAACGGTTGACCCACCGGGATCGGCCCCCAGACGATCGTGCCCACGGGAGACTCGATCTGGAGCGACGAGGCCGGCGTGCCTCCCTTGAAGCCGTAGATCATGCGGCGGATATAGATGGGTTGCGCCGCGGCGGCGATGTTCACGACAGCGGCCGTGGCTGCCGTCAGGGCAGCGTTGCCGGTCAACGATTGGTCCGTGGGCGCGGGCAATGGCGCGTCCATGTCGTAGTTCATGCCGCCGTCTTTGGCGTTGATAATGGCTGGCGCGACCATGAAACCTCAAACGAAAAAGCCGACAGGGCTGGTGCCCCGTCGGCCCCTCTCTAACCCTCCGGGGCACTACTCCCGGTTGCTTACCATTTCTGCATGACGTCGATCAGGATGCCTTGCGTGGTCTGGGCCGTGGTTGCCGCGGACAGGCAGCGGCCCACGACGTTCTGGAGCTGGTTGCCCAGGACCGCCGTGGCGCCCGTCAAGTCTTGAGCCACGACGCGGCCCGCGGTTGTCGCCTGCGACGTCGCCGCCGTAAGGCTGACCACGAACGAGCCGACCGTGAAGACGTTGTTGGCACCGCCCGCGATGTCAACCAGCACCGTCGCCGGGCCGTGCAGGACGATCCAGAAGAGATCGTTGACCGGCACGCTCACCGGAATGTATTCGTCCACCGGGTAAGCGCCCGGCTGGGCCGTGGTGGTCGCGTAGCCGTCCACGCGGCCTTCCATGAAACGGCCGTCCGTGCCGGCGATCTGCTTCGTCACGAGCCTCGAAGGCAGTAGCGCGATGGTCGAGACGTTGCGGACGATCTGGCAGAGCACCTTGCGGTTGGTGCGCGCCGGCTTGGCGCCCGCGGCGGCGTTGTAGATCACGTCGTCGAACTCGAACTCGGCGCCCTCGTAGTTGAGGCCGCCCAGGTTGTTCGCGTCGATCGCGCCGCCCTGGTAAAAGGTCTCGCCGCGGCCGAACGGGGGTTGCTCTAACCGTGCCATGTCTAAGTCTCCGAAAGCCAAAGGACAGAGAACGCCCTTTGAAATCTCAGCCGTAAGCGGCGAATTTCACCTGAAAGCGCGGGTTGATCCGCAAGTTGCCGAAGAAGCTGACGTTGAAGCGGTTCGATTGGCTGGCGATGTCGAAGTCGATCGGGTCGGCTTCGAAAACCTGCCCTTGAAGGCTTCGCAGTTCCATCTGCGGGATGCACAGGCCGTAGCCCACCGCTGCGGGGATGCCGTATTCCTGCGCCACGTCGCAGCCGTCGAAGTTCACGACGTCGCGGAAGCCGAGCTTCTTGAGCGTCGAGGAATCGACGACGATTCGCTCCTCCGCGTCGCTGTTCGTCAAGAACTGCCGCCACAAGTCGGCGTTCAGGAGGATCATGTCGAGGACCGACTTCCTCGATGCGTTCTTCTTGGCGTAGGTGATGCCGAAGCGGAGAGCTTCGCGGCAGGTGTTGGGCCAGGTCTTCGTCGTCGCCGCCCAACCCGCGGTTCCCGCGTTGGCCGACGTGTAGGAGACCGGCAGGGGGCTCCAGAAGTCGTAGTGAGCGTCGCCCGTTCCACTGGGCCAGGTCGTCACACCCGACACCTGCGACCACGAACCGCCGTAGTTGCCCAGGGTGGTAACCAGGCCGGCGTAGGTGTTGGCGGGCAGGCCGATCGGGCTCTGGGTGTTCGCGGAGGCGACCGAGGAGAAGAGGGTTTCGAGGCCGTGGACGCGCTTGGTGTTGCCCGCGGCCGAGCCGTCGATATACAGCTCGTCGCCGAACTGGTCGTCCAGGTCCTCCATCAAACTCTCGACGATCTGGCTGGCGATCTTGATGATCGCCTCTTGCCCCTTGTTCTTGAGGCGTTCCATCTTGGTCATCGAGTCCGTGGCCGAGTAACCGCGCCAATCCAGCTGGGCGGTCTGCCAACGGTTGCGCCGGCTGAAGGTCAAGGTGTCGGTATCGGCGTAGCCCTGCATCGGGGCACGCTTGTACCTCACCTTCCAGTCCATGATGTCGCCGGAGTGGTTGAACGTGATCCGTCCCCGCTCCTTGAGCATGGCGAGCAATTTACGGTTACGAATAATGTTTACTTCTTCGTCCCGGATGTACTCGTGGATCGTGGTATTGGCGATACGTGCCCAGTCGGGAACCGTTGGCATGACTTACTCCTAAGCGCGTTGCTCGTCGAAATTCAGATTGGTGATCCCGTTGCGGGCAAACGCCCCGGTCAACCGCTCCTTGAGGCCCAAGGACGGGTTTTGGCTCGGATTGTTGGGCGACAAGGGGTTGGTCGGCAGCGATCCGCCCGACTGGGGCGCCGTGCCGGCCTGCTGTTGCAAGAACTGCTGATTGGCGTTCTGCTGGGCCTGCTGCGCGCCCCCTCCCTGGACCTTCCACAGAGCGTAATCGCGCTGCACCGCCGTGTAGGCGTACTGCGCACGCCCCTGCTCGCTCTGAATGCCCATCCGCTGCGCGTCCAGAAGGTAACTGGCGAACTGCTGGCCCCACGGAGAGAGCGCCGGCACCCCATTGGCTCCCATCTGCACGTTGCCCTGCTCATCGCGGGCGTGCAGCCAGCTCGAATTTTGCTGGATGTAACTCTGCGCGAACTGGGTGTCCTGATAACCTCCCAATTGCTGTTGAACGATCTGCTGCGCGACCTGCGCGGCGATCTGTTGGATTCCCGGCCCGATCGCCCCCATCGGATCGAAGGCGAAACGGTCGAGAAACTGGAGTTGATGCTGATTGGCCGCCAGGAACTTGTTGACGATCGAGGGATCTTGACCCGGCCGGGCCCGCCACTCGCCATTTTGGTCCTTGTAGACCAACTCACGCCAACGCGGATCGAACTCGGGAGCCCTGAACCACTGGCTACGCTGCTGCTCCTGATACTGTTGCTGCTGGCGCTGTGCTTGCTGCCACGCCTGGAACTGCGCGGCGTTCTGCATGTATTCCTGGATGTAAGGCTGGTACTGGCGGAGGTTCTCCGCTTCCCGAGCCTGCTGCGCCAGCCACGCGAAAGCCGCGTTGTCGTCGTTGCCGAATTGCTCCGTCTGAAACCCCAGGGGCTTCATCGCGTCTCGGATGGAAGTAAATCCCGGCTCCGGGGAACTCGGAGCCGGAGCCGGGGACGCGGAGGAAGTGCTCGAGGAAGTTGGCTCGGATGGTGTGCTTGGTGCGGAGGGAGTTGCCGGCGCCGCAGATGCAGGAGTTGACGCCGCGGGTTGCTCGAAGAGTTCGGCCATTGTCAGTTCGCCTAAGTGTCTCGTCGGACCTTAGTGCGAACTTGCGTTATTCCTTTTGTCAAGGCAAACAACGCGGGTAGGATGAGGCCAAAGGAGATAACGCAATGAGCAACGCGATTGAGACAGAATTGCGATCACAGCGCGACGATGAAGCGTGGATGCACGCCGCCTGCCTAACGATCGCCGAAACCGGCCAGAAGTGGGGAGAGAACGTCCGTCCGTCGCCGGCCATGGAAGCCGTCTATCGACTGCGGCAAGAACACGATCGCCTCTTTTCCATCCTTTTCAACCAATGCCCCCACACCTTCATGATGGACATGATGTTCGCGGACAAGATCGACGACCTCCCCACCTACTGCGCCCAACAGTCCAAGGAAGGCTGGGAGTTCGTCCAGTGCATCCCCGGCCAACTCAAGGACCAGACGCCGATGCTGTTTTTGCTCTTTCGAAAGCCCGTATGAAAGCCGCCTTCGACAACAAAAAGGTCGCCGAGAGCATGTGGCGCCGCCTCCAGGAACACTTCCCCGATGCCGATGCCCAGGTCGCTTGCTTCCACTCCGCCAAGGAGAAGGCCTGGATCTTCGACTTCGAACTCGACCTCCACGGCTTCGACGAGCCGCTCGTGCACACCGGCGCCGTCAAGGACTCGCCCTATTCCCACAACGTCGCTTTCATGCGCGGAGCCATCGAAGAGATGTTCCGCCAGGCCGTCCACTGCCTCCTCACCCAATCCGGGAGACGCCCGTGACCAACACCGTCCTCCTCGCCCGCAAACGCGAACGAGCCATGCAAATCCTCAGCCGCTCCCGCCAAGCCGAGATCGCGCCACCCGAATGGGTCCGCTTTCTCTTCAACGGTCCCAAACCCCGTACTTCCCGAAGAAGGTTCAAGGCCAAGAAATGAAAATGGGCCGGCGTTGCCCAGACGCCGGCCCTAGAGGATTGCCCCCAGTGGGACAACACCATTCTACTCTCCCGGTCAACGAGGACCAGCCCATGATCCGCCAAGGAACCTGCATCGCCTGCCGCAAAGAGACGACGTTCCTCGCCAACCGCTGCCTCAAATGCTTCAAACGCTACGCCTACCACAACGTCTACTCCGCCGTCCCCGGCCTCCCCCGAGCCATCGACGAACGCATCACCGTCCGCCAACGACCCCCTATTGTCCAAGCCGAAATCGACCGCCGCGTCCTCTATTACCAAGCCCGAGCCGAGCTCGAACTCCCCCTTTTCGAGTAAAACCCCATTTGGCACACCCTTTGCGGTATTTTGACCAAAACACCCCCTTTTGACCCCCTTTCCACCAAGCCAACCCTTACACCGTAACGACTTAGGACAATAATCTCCTCCCGCCCTTGTCCCGTTTGCGCAGCGCCGCGCATACTGTCCCTGACAGGTAGACTATTATGGGCCGCTTTGGGTACCGGCAAACCAGAGACTTCCTTATGCCACAAGGACTTACGACGCTTACAGCCAGGAACCCACCTAACCGCTTAGGCGAAATGATGGCCAAACAGACCGCCCTTGGCCCTGTCCGGCTCTACGACCGCTCCGAGGCCGCCGAGGACACAAAACGGATTTCTCTTGGCTCCCGATGCCGCGTACCGAGACGGTCAAGGGCCCCGGTCGGCGTCGGCGTAAGTGCCGGGAAGGGCTGGGAATCGGGGGAAGGGGACGGTTGAAAAAGGGGGAGAAAATTGGGGATATGGACGTCACCGGGGTCGGGCCGGCTTGGGGGGCCACCGGGGACGGGTCGGTGCGTAAGTGGCGTACTACCATGCACTTACGCCGTGTACGCTGTAGGCAAGCGAAAGCATAAGCGTACGCTGATGCGTTTGATCGTAGCATATTCCCCTACTCTAATCCCGTCCCTATCCTCTTGCTTCCCCTCCACTTACGCTCTTGCGGGGTGAACGCATAAGCGCTCACTTGTCACGTTGCCCTAAGTGTCCAGTCAGTAAATCCGCATCGATGCAAAGTAGTTGCAAGCGCTTTCCGCTCTTGCGTTTGCTCTCTGCTTTCCTCTTCTGTTTGCTCTCCGCGCCTATCACTCCGTTGCGTTCTGTGCCGATTCTAGTCAATGGTGGAATCGGCGAACGTCTCGCCGACTGCCTTACCTTCGCTCAAGAGGATTGTTCCATGAGTACGTTGCGTGATGCCAGCGGTCTCGGATTGCCTTCCGAGATTGCACAATGCGTCCAGGAAACGCGGGAAGTCTGTGCGACGATTCAAGACACCCTGGACGCATGGATTCAAGCCGGCGCCGGCTTTGACCGCGTTGCTTGCTGGTGGATTGCGGAGAACCAAGGAACCAAGGGAAGTACCGTACGGCGCCTGCGCAAGGTGAAGGCAAAGCAAACCGGATTGAGGAAGCGTTGCGTCGCGTTCTTGGAATCGCAATTCCAGTCCACTGGGTTCCAGGCGGTTGAAATCAATCGAGCTCTGAAGATATTCGCGCTTGAGAAGTCTGCTCCCTGGGTTCAGGGGCTCAAGAGTGAGGCGAAGGCACGCGAGCTCACCATGCTTGCCGCTTGGCATTGGGAACGAAGTAACTACTTGAGCAAGGAAGGCCAAAGGTCAATTAAGGCAGTCCAGTCCGCTCTGACTGATGCTGGCCTTGAGACCGTCACTCGCACCGAGATACGGGAAATCGTTTCGGGTATCATCGGCCGAACACCGCCTAAGAAGAATGCCGCACGCGCCGCGGCAAAGGCATTTTTTGATGCCATAGAGGGAACCGACAAGCAACAGCCAGCCGATAGGTCAGAAGTGCTTGGTTGGCTTGCCGTCCTGCTCCAGGAATCCCCTAGAGCGTGCGAAGTCATATCAGAGGCAGTTGAGACCCACCTAGAGGGACTAACGGCGTCCACGGGCCGACCGGGCGCCGAAGCAGCGTAAGGCCAAAAAAAAACGCGGCGCTTTATTTCAGGCGCGTACGGGAATCAATCCCGTACGTGCCTTGTTTCGTTTGCGGCAAGCGCAGGGGCAAGCAACGGTAGCGCGTTGCTTGCCTCTCTGCTTTCCACGGTTTGCGGTCAGTGAACCGGGCAGGGAATTGATTAGCGCCGCAAAGACGGCGCGCGGAGGATTGACCCATGACGGTGCAGCGCAAATTGAAGCGGCTGAGGAAGCGCATGGAGCGCGTGCGGCTGTTTGTTGGCTTGTCGGGCCGGTTTGCTGGCTTGGCAACGCTGGCACGAATGGAGCGCGTGCAGTGGCGGTTGGAGCGTATTTTGGCCCGCAAGCGCAGCGCGGCTTAGTTTCCCTGGCATCGCCCGAAAGAGGATTGACCCAATGAATCAAGAACCGTTCAGGGGCTTGACGATTTCGCAAGCCTACGAGCAGCAAGCGCAGTGGCACGCGCAGCGCTTGCGGGAAGTGCTGGCGAGCAACGCGGAACGTCTCCAAAGCATCGACCAAACGTACCAGGCGGCGGCGCTTCTCGACGCCGCGGGCTTTGAGGTGCCGACGTTCACGAACTGGAACAACGACGGGTTTCATCTGGAAGTGGAGCAGCGCGATCTGCCGCGCGTCTATCGGGCGCTCGGGCGCTTGAAGCTCGCCGGCAAGGACCTGGCCGACTGCAAGAAGCGACTCATTAAGATCGCGCTGCGGCCGGTGGACTATCCGAGCATTGTCATCCGCTATCAGACGAAACTGCCAAGGAAGGCCAAGTGCAAGATCGTAACGGTGCGTGAGAAGGCGCGACGTTACAAGTCGCTGGTTTGCGACGTGGCGTAATTCGACCTAGCCCGCGCGGTTGTGGCCGCGCGGGCTTCCTTTGTTTCTGGAGGGTTGCTCATGGCGTTTGTTGTTTCGCGGCGCGCCAAGTACGAGCGCGATGACGCGGCATTTCCGGCCGACGCATACCGCGTGAAGGGCTGGCCCGCAATTGCTTGGACTGTTCTCGGGTGGGAAACGGAGCCAGACGAGGATACGGAATGGAGCGGCTACGAGCTGCGCACGGGCAACGTCCTCGCCGTAATGGTGGGAGATGATCGCAAGCACTCCGTTGAGCCAGAGGATCTTGTGCCCATCGCCCGCGAGGACTATTGCGGCGAGTGCGGCCAAGTCGGCTGTTGTCACGATGGGCTCGACCGAAGCTAACCACTAACCTTTCGCCCGCACAAAGGGGATTGAACGCATGGCCCACAAGATCGGCAGCTACAAGGGCAACGCAACGATCAGCCTGAACCCCGATAGCCGCTTCCCGTTCACGTTCGGAGTGGCCAAGGCGAAGCTGATCCTGGATAACCTCGACGCAATCCGCAAGTTCGTCGAAGGCGAGGAACGGCTCATGAGCGATGAGCCCAAGCGCCGCGGTCGGTGCGAGGATGCGCCGTGCTGCGGTTGCTGCCCGTAGATCGTTTGCTCGCCCATCGCCCACGGTCGGAGCATTCGTAATGCTCCACGGTTTCTTTACTGGAAAGGGGATTGCTCATGAGGGACAACGCATTTCGTATTCCGGTCGTGATGCTGCCGGATGCCAAGATCGACGATTGCAACCCAACGCACATCGAGCTGTCCGTGAGCCACTACAAGGAGCGCAAGTTCGCTTGGCTCTACGTCGGCCCGGTCACAGTCTCGGACGGTTGGGAGAAGCGTCGCATCGACTTCGGGCGCTCACACGTCATGCTCGAACCGATGCCGCGATTGAACCGCAAGCGCCTGCCGGTTCTGTTGGAGGGCGTGAAGCGCGAGATCGAGAACAAGAGTGGCCCAGCTTACGATCTATTTCTTGAAGTGATGGGCCGCAACAAGTGCGAACCGGCGCCCGAGCCGGCCGCCGTCGCGGTCTAACGCCACGCAATCGCCCTCGCCCATGCTGGGAGCGTGCGTAACGCTCCACGTTTCTCTTGTGGAGGGACCATGCGATATGTAGCTGAGGCGAAGATGGGATTCTATCCCATTCGCAACGAAGCGCTCGCGCAGCTCGCGCGGGCGTTTTCTGTTGAAGGTGACACCGCGCTGCTCGACCCGTGCGCCGGGCAGGGTGCGGCCGTGAAGTTCCTGGGCGAGATGCTGGGCATTCCGCAGAAGCGGACGTACGTGATCGAGCTGGCGGAGAACCGGGCGCAGGCGCTTGCCGAGATGCTGCCAGAGGGCAATCGACTGGCGCCGTGTTCGTTTCTCTCCTCGCACGTCTCGCCCAACAGCATCGGCTTGGCCTGGGTCAATCCGCCGTTTCAGGACGAGATCGGCGGCGGCAAGCGCGTGGAGTTTTCTTTCCTGGCTCGGGCGACGCAAATTCTGGTCAAGGGCGGTGTGATGGCGTTCCTCATGCCCGAGCGGGCGATGGGTTACGACGTCCTGCGCTACTTCCATCAGCACTATGAGGACGCGGTACGGATGCCGCTGCCCGAGCCGAGAGAGTACGACGAGATGCTTGTCGTGGGCAAGCGCCGCGCGGATGCCACGGACGAATACGGCGCGCCGCCCGAGCGAGACCTGGCCGACATTCCCGCGGGCTATTGGAAGATCCCCAAAGCGCCGGGACCGGCGACGTTCAAGAAGTCGGGACCAACACCGCAAGAGCTGGAGCGGTTGCTGGCCAAGTCGCCGTTGTCGCGCGTGTTCCGCGTGCCGAAAGAGCAGGGCGCCGGTCGACCGCCGTTGCCGCTGGGAAAGGGGCATCTCGCCTTGCTCCTGGCGTCAGGGCAGCTTAACGGGCTCGTGCCCAGCGAGCCGCCGCATGTCGTACGGGGAAGCTCGCGCAAAGAGGAGTACGTCTCGGAGAACAAGGCCGAGGAGAACGAGAAAACAGGCGCGGTCACGCAAACGATTGTGAAGCGCGAGCGGGTTGTCCTGGTGGTCAGGACGATCGACGCAAGCGGGGACATTCAAACGCTGGAAGGAGGGTGAGATGCCCGACGAGATTCGCCGCGTCGAGTGCGGCAACTGCGAATGGAAGGGCCGCGAGGATGAGATGCGTTGCAGCATGGAGGACGGCGAGGACCTATGGGAGCGCCTCGACGCCGGCAGCGAAGTACCGGCGGGCGACTGCCCCGACTGCGGCGCGTTTTGCTACCTCCACGAAGAGGACAACCCGTATGCGCGGGCTTGGTCCAACCAGAAGATAACCGACTTGGCGAACGCGCTCAACGATCTGCTCGCTTGGGCTGATCACATGGGCGGTTGGGAAGCGCCGGCATGGAAGGTAGCCCGCGCCGTCGCCGCCAAGGTGGAGGGCAAGTAAATGTTCATCCGTTATGCCACGAAGGAAACGCACGCCCGCATCGACTGCGACAAGATCGCCGCGTGCAAGGACCGGCGCATCATGGTCCTGTCGTGCTCGGGCCCGCAGCAAACGCTGCGCGGGCTCGCGGCGCTGCTGGTCAGCGATGCCAAGGTCCAGCTGGAATGGTTCAACGACGACGACGAAGGCAAGAGCCGCCTGGAGCGGGACGGGTGCGGCTACAAGTGCTACAAGCACCTGCTCTGTCCTGGCATCTGGCACTTCGTTTGGATCTCGAAAGACCCGCGGCTGTTAGTGGCCGGCAAGGAAGCGATCGGGCAAGCGCTCTGGAGCGAAACGTACACAACGCCGCTCCTGAAGGCATGGATCGAGCCGGTGCGGGATGCGCTGATCGAGGAAGGATTGCTGGTCGAACTGGACGGCGCCGGTTGCGAGAGCGCCTATCTCACCGCCGAGGCGGCCGACCTGGACCGCATTGTGACGAACGGAGTACGCGAAGGACGTCTCAAGATCGCCTGAGAATGGAGGATTGCTCTTGAATGGGTTGGATGAATACCTGACGGCCTACGGAGGCCATCTCGCGCAGCAATGCCGCGAGCGGCTCAAGCCTCTCCACGATGGAGTGGGCGAGCCGCACCCGCGCGTCAAGGAGTTGCTGCGCAAGCCGTTCACGGCGCAAGGCCACGTCATTACGGCGGCGGCCAAGCTGCTCAAACGCAACAAGACGGCGTTCCTCATCTGCGAGATGGGGACGGGCAAGAGCCTCATGGGCATCGGGACGGTGCACGCCCACGCCGACGGGAAACCGTATCGGGCGCTTGTGTTCTGTCCCGGCCAGATCGTCAAGAAGTGGGCCCGGGAGATCAACGAGACGCTGCCCAACGTCACGGTGACTCCCATCGAGCACTGGACCGACGCCGTTGCGCTTCAGGATAAGAAGCGGCACAAGCCCACGGGCGCTGAATGGTTCGTCATCTCGCGCGACACGGGCAAGCTCGGGGCCAAGTGGCGGCCGGCTTACGTCCATGCACGCAAGCGCGTCAAGCAGGAGGATGGGACGCGCGTTGTCCGCAACGTCATGACGTGCTGTTGCTGCGGCAAAGCCGTCACGGATGAGGACGGAATGCTGCTGGCGCTGGAAGTGCTGGAGAAGCGGCCGATGTACTGCCGGCATTGCGGCAGCTCGCTCTGGACCTATACGGCGGATCTCAGGAAGTGGGCGCCAGCGACGTTCATCCACAAGAAGCTCAAGGGCTTCTTCGATTATCTGATCGTCGATGAGGTCCATGAGGAGAAGAGTCAGGTTAGCGCCCAGGCGAACGCCGTCGGCAGTTTGGCAGCGGCGAGTAAGCGCACGATCGCCATGACAGGGACGCTCTTGGGCGGCTACTCCGAGCATATCCGCCCGCTGCTCTTTCGCCTGTCGCCGCGGTCGGTTGTCTCGGAGGGATTCGAGTGGTCCGACGCGATGAAGTTCGCCGAGCGCTACGGGCGGATCAAGACAACAATCCGCATCAAGGAAGGCGACGATGGGCCGGCGAACAGGCAAAGCCGCGGCTCGACCAGCAAGACGCGCAACATTGAGCCGGGCATCCTTCCGGGATTGTTCGGCAATCATCTGCTCGACAAGGCGATCTTCCTGGAGTTGGAGCAGGTGAGCGATAACCTGCCTCCAAGGCCGGATGAGCAACTGATGCCGATCGAGATGGAGGAATGCCAAGCGGCGGCTTATGAGGCGCTTGAGAAGGACATGATGGCCGCCGTCAGGGAGTTGGTCCGGCGCAATAACCGGGCGCTCTTGGGAACGATGGTCAACAGCCTGCTTTACTACGAGGATACGTGCTACGCCGCGTGGGAGCCGCAAGGTTACTACGAGGGCAAGCGCACCGGGGAAGGATGCTTCATCACGGTGCATATCCCCGAGAAGCTGTCGGCCGAGGTTATCTACCCGAAGGAGCAGGCGCTCATCGACCTGATCCGTGAGGAGAAGCAGAAGGGGCGCCAGTGCTGGGTCTACGTGCAACTGACCGAGAAGCACGGGCTTCTGGAGAGGCTCAGGAGTCTGCTCGATCGCCAGGGTTTCAAGGTCGGCGTTCTGAAGCAAGGCACAACCCAAGTGGCCAAGCGCGAGGAATGGATTCACAAGAACGCCAAGGGCCTCGACGTCGTGTTGTCGCATCCGAAGCTGGTGGAGACCGGCCTGGACCTGTTCGACAAGGGCGGCAATCACAACTTCTGCACGCTGATCTTTTACGAGACGGGATATAACCTGTTCACGCTGAGGCAGGCGAGTCGCCGCTCATGGAGGATCGGGCAGAAGAAGGACTGCCGGGTCATCTACCTTTACTACGCGGGTACGATGCAAGCGAGGGCGATGGCGCTCATGGGCCGCAAGCTCTCGGCCGCAGAGGCGATCGACGGCAAGTTCTCCACGGATGGGTTGGCGGCTGCTTCGGAGGATGAGGGCAGCTTGCAGATGATGATGGCCAAGAGTCTGATCGACAAGCTGGACGAGGACCCGGCGCTCGCGTGGGCGAAGGAAGGCGTCCAAGAAACGGAGGACGATATGCGGAAGTTTCAGAAGAAGTTCCCGAAGAACGCAACGAAGCACCTGGAGGGCATCCCGCGGGATGTCGGCGTCGATGTCACAGTGAAGTCACAAGCGGAATGGGAGAAGGAGAACGAGCCCAAGGAAGTGCTGCCGTTCGTGCCGGCGCCGTCGTCGCTCGCGGAGAAGCTGGCCAAGATCAAGATGCTCAAGGCGCGGTTGGCCAAGTAGCCCAAGGAGGCTTGCCCGTGGACAACGTTTTCGCAGCCCTGATCGGTGTTGTTCTGGCGCTGTCCCTGTGGGCGGCGCGGAGACTTAGGAAGGAGGATTGCTGATGAACGAACGTGAGAAATGGAATCGCTGGTGGGGCAGACTGATGGGCGTTTTCACCCGCCGCGGCGTCATTGCGGGCCGCGTTCTAAATCGGTTCCCCGCAAGCGCGCCGCGTGACGCATTCATGAAAGGAAAGACCGTTGCCCAGTTTTTAAGAAGCATCGGGTATTAAGGAGGATTGCCAGTGAGTACGAAACGCGACACAAGAGGATGGACGGCAGCCAATCTCGGTTGGGCCGTCAATTGGACCTCTGCGGAGATCGCCGCGAAGGAGCGCGAGCTAATGTACGACCTCTGCCGTCAAGCCGGGCAGGAAGCGATCGACGAAGAGTGCTTCCGCGCCAACCACAACCCCGAGGACCTTCGCCTTGCCGCCCAGGGAAACGTCGCCGCCCTTATCCGCCTGCGCATCGCGTGCGGGCTCAAACCTTGGTAGGAGGATTGCTCATGGCCAAGCAACCGGAGGCCCCGCAGCGGAAGTTCGCCTTCTGCTACGCGCGGGCCTCCACGGGGCGGCAGACCGATTCCATTGCGGTACAGAAGGAACGCTGCCTTCAGTATTTCGACTACCGCCTGAAACCCGACGGCTTTACGTTCTCCTGCACCTACGAGGATCTGGCCGTATCGGGCAAGAAGGAACTGCGCACCCGCGAGGGCGGGCTGGCACTTTGCAACGCCCTGCAACCCGGCGATGCGGTGATCGTGTTCAAGATCGACCGGGCATTCCGCAACGCACGCGACGCGCTCAACGTCGTGCATCTGTGGCAAGACCAGGGCATACACCTGCATATCCTCGATTGGAACGTGGACACGCGCACGCCCATGGGCAAGTTCATGCTGACCATCCTCTCGGGCTTTGCCGAGTGGGAGCATCACCGGATCAGCGAGCGGCAGATCGAGAGCCAGCGCTGGCGCAGGGAGAACGGCAAGGTCTCCAACAAGGCGCCCTGGGGTTTCAAGAACGTCGGCCGCACGCCCAACATGCGGCAGGTTCCCGATCTGGAGCAACGCGAGTTCGGCAAGTGGGTCGTGCGCTGGAAGCTCGCAGGCTACACCTTCGACCAGTTGTACTTCCACCTGCTCCGGGCCAGGAAGTTCCGCAAGGACGGCAGGGAGTACGGCATTCAGAGCATTCAGTTGGCCTACAAAAGAATGGTCCAGATCATGCACAAGGAGCCGGGCGGGACGGCGCTTCTGGAGCGCTGGCGCGTCTGGGGACTTGACCACTACCACAAGCGCAACGGTATAATTCCCGAAGACTTGCCCGCTCAATAGGTTGCGCTTATGAACTGCCCATTCTGCGACACTCCGATGATCACAGTGGGCAACGCCAACATGATGCGATGCCCACTGTGCTGCAATCAAGAACCGATCGTCCCTCAATTCATCGCGCGCCGGGTGGTGAGGCCAGCTGCCGACGTCGAGAAGGCATACGGCTTACCTCCCGGCTCGCTCAAAATTCCCATTCCCGCTTGACCTTGCCCAAAAATTAGTCCTATCATCTCCCCCATGCCAGTCGGCCGACCAGCGAGACCTGGAAGCTACTCCAACAACTACGACAACCTTGCGCCCGAGGAGCACGAGTTCCTCCGCGCTATGGACCGCTGGATGACCGTCACGCGCAACAGGTTCCCCACGTACCGGCAGGTGTTGTGCGTGCTGTGGGAGCTGGGATGGAGACCCAAACGTGACGCGGCCAACCGACGTCCAGTTAGAGCAATTCCGTGACGCCCTGATCCTCTACAAACGCAACCGGCACACGCCCTGGCCTACGTGGCGGGAAGTGTTGACGGTGCTGCGAGGAATAGGCTGGGAGTACCGTGGCAAGGCAAAAGAGCAAGCCAGTGCAACCTCGTGATCGGTTCGGCCGCTTCAAGCGCCGCTACCGGCGCCCTCCTCCGTTGGGATCGTGGCAACGGCTCATGTGGGATACGACCAAGTGGTATGCCAACGAGCACGCCAAGGACCTTGCCGCGGAGCTCGAGAAGCGCAACCGCGTAATGGCGATGCTCAAGAGCAAGGGCCCGATCCAATTCGACACGGTGAGGGTCGGCTATGCCCGGCAAGTCGCACAAGCGTAAGAGCGTCATCCCCGACGAGGCCCGCGATCTGTTGGTCAAGATGGCCGAGTCGCGCGACAACCTGCCCCATCTGTCCGAACTGCTCGAACACTTCATTCGCTTTGCTGGCGGACCGCAGGCGCTTGCCAAGATGCTCTGGGATGAGACCCGCGCCTCTCCCGCGGGTGGAGTCGTACGCCAGCGCAACCTCGACATGGTGACGCGCATGTGGCGCCAAGTCGCAGCCGGTACGGCGCGCTCCGACGACCTGGGCCTCATCTCCGAAGCGGACATCGAGCGCGAGTTGGCGTCCACCATTCAGGAGGCCAGACGTGCCCGACGAACCGCTTGACGATCCGGGCCCAGCGCCCATCGTGACCCGACGCAGCCAGGCAGGGGAGCCCGCGCCGCCTGACCCGCCCATCGTCGAGCAGCGCGACCCGCCTATCCCACCCGAACAAGCCGCGCTGCCTCCGCACTACCCCGGCGACGACGACGAATCGCTGCGCGTCCATGCCGCCGAGCGCATTCGTCGGCTCCTGGTCGAGAAGGCCCGGCGCAAGATCGAGGCGCTCAGGCTTTACGAACCGATGCCCGAACAACTCCGCTTCCATCTCTGCACAACCCGCCAGCGCATCGTCCGGGGCTCGAACCGCTCGGGCAAGACGCTCGCCGCCGCGGTCGAGTTCGCCCGCTGTGTGACCGGCCAGGACCCGATGGGGAAGTTCCCCCGCACCGACGGCCGGGCCTACATGGTGGGGATCGACCTGGAGCATATCGGGCAGGTGATGTGGCAAAAGCTGGCGCGGGCCGGCGCCTTTCGGATCATCCGGGACTTGGAGAGCAATGAGTGGCGGTGTTATCGCTCGTGGGACCCGAGCGATGCGGCGCGCGTTGCCGAGGTCAAGCCTGCACCGCCCCTCATCCCTCCAAGGCTCATCAAAAAGATAGCTTGGGAAAACAAGGCGCGCGGCATTCCCAAAGCAATTAGCTTACACACTGGCTGGACCATCAACTGCTACTCCTCCGACAGCCGGCCCCGGCAGGGAACCGACATTGATCTGGCCTGGTTCGACGAGGAAATCGAGGGCGAGTATTGGTATCCCGAGATGCAAGCCAGGCTCCTCGACCGTCGGGGCAAGTTCTTCTGGAGCGCAACGCCCGAGGCCGGAACCGATCAGCTATTCGATCTGCACGAACGCGCCGAGAAGGAACGGCACGAGCGGGACAAGTCGATCGAGGAGTTCGTGCTAAGGCTTGCGGAGAACCCGCACGTCGGGGCCGCGGAGAAGCGGGAGCTGGCTGAATCCTTGACGGATGAGCAACGCTTCATCAAGATCGAGGGCGAGTTCCTGCACCAGTCCTTCAAGATGTACCCGGAGTTTTCCCTTGTCACGCATGTCGTCCCGTACCAAGAGATACCACCTGATTGGTGTCGATTCATGGTTGTCGATCCAGGGCACCAGGTTTGCGCCGTACTATTCGCTGCTGTACCGCCTCCAGGAGTGGGCGATCGCCTCTTCCTCTACGACGAGCTTTACATCCAATACTGCGACGCCGAGAAGTTCGCGGGCCAAGTCGCGCAAAAGGTCATCGGTCAATCGTTCGAGGCGTTCCTGATCGACGGCCACGCGGGACGCATCACGCCCATGGCAGGGGGAAAGAATGTCGAACAGCAGTACAGCGAAGCGCTCAAGAAGCACAAGGTCAGGAGTCGGCGTACGGGATCGGGATTTATTTGGGGCAGTGACGACGTTGATGCGGGCGTTCTCGCAGTCCGATCTTACTTGCGAGTGGCTGAGGGAGGTCCGCGATTACGCGTCTTGGCTGATAAAATGCCAAACTTCCTCTACGAGATTAAGCGATACCACAAGAAAAAAGAACGCAAGGTCATCACCGACAAGCCGGACCAGAAGAAAGAGAACCACTTGATGGACTGTTTGCGTTACCTCTCGGCCTTCCGGCCGGTGTGGCGCAAGCCGGAAAAGGTTAAGGGGCCGGACAGGGGAGCCATGAAGGCGTTCAAGGAGATCAAGAAGAGGCGCCGGGACTTGATGCAGCAGGGTATCCAGAACACGGGCGTTCGCTTTGGACCAGCGGGGAATGTGCGATGAGGAAAGTCGATCCGCTCGACCTGACCACCGAAGGCGGCCTGTCAACCGGCGAGCTGGCCCACACAGCCTTCCGTGCCTTCTGCGAAGCGTGGTGCGGAGCGGAGGGCTCGGCGACCGGAGAACTTAACTGGGACAGCCTCGAAGAAGCGGTGCAGGACGCATGGGGCATGGTGGCGCTCACGGCCCTGCGCTTCGACGAGAATGGTATGTTTGGCCCGGTCGAGGAGATCGCCCTGGCCCTGATCCAAGCCTACGACACCGCTCTGGGCCTTCCTCCCAAGACCACGACCGCGGGCATGTGCCGGGCGGAACGCATCGCCTGGTGCGCCGTCTCCCGGCATCTCGCTCACCTGACATCCGACGCCGACGCGAACGAATCGGTCGGCGACCTCGAACGATCCTGGCGGCAATGGGCCGCTAACGCACGCACTCCACAGTGAGGACAACATGAGCGAAGAAACCGCAGTCGTGGAAGCCCCGCCAGCCAAGCCGGCCGAACCCGTCTACATCATGCCGAAGCCGGACGTCGGCACGCCGGTCATGTGGTTCCTGGAAGGGCACCGCCAGCTTGCCCACCCCGCGATCGTCATGCAGGTAGACATGAACTCGGTCTGCCTCTCGATCTACCGCAAGGACTCGAACCAGCTCGACATGCGGGACGGCGTGCGCTGGTGCAACGATCCTCGCAAGCCTCCCAAGGAAGTGCAAGACGAGGGGACGTGGGATTACACGGACCACTACAAGGACTACGTGAAACTCAAGAAGCAGGTCGCGGACCTCCAGAAGCAACTCGCCGGCCACGCGGCCCAACTGCTGATCCTTAACAAGAGGTAGACCATGGCCTTTCCGACAATGCCGGGCGGCGCTCAGCCAGGACACGGACCCGGCCAAACGCAGGTCAAGCCCGAGCAGGCCAAGCGCCCCGCGCTGGCCCACGACGGCACGGTTGCCGGCCCGATGGCGCCTCCCAAGGGCGGGTTCGAGTACAAGGGGCCGATGACCGGCATGGCCATTTCCAACTCGGCGCGCAGTTTCCCACCGCAAGCCGGTGGGGGAGCGATGCAGGGCCAGACCATGCACGTCTCCCGTTCCAACTCCCTGCCGCACGGCAAGGGAGACGGCGGTGCGCTTTATCAGGCTCTCATGGGCATCCTGGGCGGTGGCGGGAGATAACCATGCCGGGCATTGGTCCGCCTAACATCAACTTCGCTGGAGGAGGGCTGCCCGCCATGGCGAGGGGCGCGGGCGGCGCTCCGTTCCAGCCTCACCCCGTCATGCAGACGCCTCCAGGGATGGGCCAGCCTACTATCGCACCACGCAACCAACTGATGACAACGCGGAGTCCGATGCAGAATCAAGCAGGCGCTTCGCCGATCCCGCAGGGAACGCAGGCGCCGGGCTCAGCCCTTTACAACGCCCTCATGGGCGCGGGCAGTCCGTCCGGTGTTTCTTACGTTGGAGGAGTGTAACCATGCCGTTCAATTCAGGGCTTGGCCCGATGCCAGCTCAACAGATGCAGCCGGGCGGACGAGCGGGGCTCGGGCCCATGCCTGCCCAACGAATGCCGCCTCCCGGCATGTCGCCAGGACAATTGCCGCAAGCGGCGGGCATCATGCCGATGCCAGTTCAGCCGCGGCCACCAATGCCGCCGATGACACCTCCAGGCCAACCGACTGGCGGACCTCCTGGATACGACGGGTCTCCTGGTGGCTCTCTACCTCCAGGACAAACCATGCCGCGGCCGCCGATGCAAATGGGGCAGGGTATGCCGCAATCCGCTCTCTACCAAGCCTTGATGGGCGGCCGTCCCGGTGGCGTCGGCAACAGCTTCCCGCCTCCGCGACCGGCAGGAGTTCCGGGTGCAGGTTCCAGTGGCGGTTTCGGCGGTGCTCCTCCCAGCGTGTAACTGATGGCTGATCCCCTTCTCGACCTACTGGGCTACGTCGGCTCGTCCCTCGATAAGCCAGGTCGAGCGGTGCGAGGCATTCTCGGCGGGCGTCCCCAAGAGGCGCTCGCCGCCCTTCCCTTCTCCGATACGCTCGGCATCACCGATCCTTCCAACGCTGTCTCCGGTCGCGGCCTCCTCGAACAGCTAGGCGCGCTCTCTCCCAAGGAAGAGGGCGAGGGCTTCGGCCTGGGCGACCTTGCCGGCATGGGCGTCAGCATGGCCACGGACCCGCTGACGTATCTGGGTGGGTTGGGAGCCTCGAAGCTGCTCGGGCATTTGATGGGCGGCGCAGCGGGGGAAGCGGGCGATGTCGCGGCACAGGCGCTGAGGCCGGCATCGTTCGCGGCGGAAGGTGCGGACGCAGCCAATGCGGTTCGGCCGATGACCTCAAGAATGGTCGATCTCGGCAAGCATCCTATGGAGGTTGTGACGAATCCTACCCCAGAAGTGTTGCGGACGTGGGCAAAGAATAAGGCCCTGCGTGGCTTTATCGACGATGAAGGCGCTCATGTTTGGGACGATGCGAACGGCTTGCATTCGCTGACAGCTCGCGCAATGGGCAAGGACATTCCAGACTATAACGACTCATTCAGGATCGAAAACGGCAAGATCGGCCTTTACAACAACGAGGAGGGGTCCGCTCGCGCAGAAGCATGGGCGCGAAGTACCGGCCTGCCTCTCTACGGCGATAAGCCAGCCTCCCTGGGAGCGCCCACCGCTGCCGCACCTCCCGAGCTTGGCACCAGCAGCGGCAGCAACATCCCCGCCCTTCTTGGCCCGCGCCGCAACATCACCATCGTCAAGGACGTCGGCGGTCCCAGCTGGTCGGGTCGCGCGGTCGGCGGCTACGCAAGCCCGATGGAAACCAGGCAGGCGGCGATGGACCTGTTGCAAGCAGGCAAGGGAAGAATGGGCGAGTTCGACCCCGAGACGGCGATCGGGGCAGTCAAAGCGACAGCCTCTCCTACGACCACGCGCCACGAGGCCATCCACGGCATCATCAGCGACGCTTCCAAGTCAGGGATGACGCAAGACCTGCCCATGATGATGCGACTGCCGGCTAACCTCATGAGCGGGGCGGGCGACACGGGATTGCGCCGCGGTCTCGCCAGCGTACTCGACGAGCTTGCCGCTCAAACCCTGGAGCATAGGACGCTCGGCGGCAAGCTCGGCGGGGCTTTGAACTTCCTCTTTGACAATCCCTTGAACGACGCGCAGAACGCCATCCATCAGAACTACGCCCAGCATTTCGCCCAGCATTCCCCGCTGGTCGGCAGCCTGTACCGCGGGCTCAACCTCGCTCCCACCGTCGCCATTCCCACCGCAACCGCAGGAGGCGGCGTCTACGGTCTCTACCGTTCGCTTCAAGGCGAATAACGCAAAATGCCGTTATGGACTTCCCCCTGCGTCCCATCGTCACGGCCTGGATCAGCAAGATCAAGCTGGGCATGGACCACAAGAAGAAGAAGTTTCAAGACGACGCCGATGAGGGCGTCTTCTTCTTCCATGGTCCTTACGACGAGTTGTACGGCATCAAGCGGGCCCAGTACGGCCGCGGCTTCATGCCGCCCGAGGACGGTGAGGAAGTTCCCAAGCCCTCGTTCGCCATGACGGTCAACAAGACCGCCGAGATGGTGCAACTCTTCGGCCCCGTTCTCTATCACCGCAACCCCATTCGCCAGGTCAACCCGCGCAAGCCCCCCGAGATCCCGCTGTCGATCCTGACCTTGGGCGCCGACATGAACGACCCCATGCAGGCGCAGCAGGCGATGATGCAGCAGCAGCAGGTCGCACAGCAGATGGGCCAGACCGCGATGGTCGATCAGGTCCGCGCCGCTCTCATTCAGCAGTACCAGAACTACACCCCGACCGCTCTGGACCTCAAGACGCACTCGCGCTGGGCAATCGACGAGGCCATCATCAAGGGCATGGGGTGCTTGTGGACGGAGCTTTACCATCCCGCGGGCGCCAACGGCCGCAAGCTGGTCGGCTCCTTCTTCGAGACCGTGGATAACCTCGTTGCCGATCCCGACATGGAAAGCCTGGAAGAGTGCAAGTGGATCGCCCGGCGCTGCGTCAAGCCGACGTGGGAAGTGGAGGACGAGTACAGTCTGCCTCCGGGAAGCGTCAAGGCGAATCTGGAGAGCTACGACCGGCAAGCGGAAGTGGCGACGTCGAGCGATCGGGAATACTACCGCAAGCAGGGCAAGACCAATGACCTCCTCATCTACTGGAAAATCTACTCAAAGATGGGCATGGGCGGGCGCTTGTCCGGTTCCCTTCCCGGCGCCGCCGACGTTAGCGAACTGCGGCAAACGCTCGACCGCTATGGCAAATACTGCTATTTGGTTCTGGCCGAGTCGGTCCCCTTCCCGCTGAACCTGCCCAACGAGTTCCTGGAGCAAGCCCAAGACCAGGACATCATGCAGCGCGTCCAGTGGCCCACTCCCTTCTGGGCCGATGACACCTGGCCCTTCACCCCAATCGCGTTCCATTGGGTGCCGCGCGAGATCTGGCCGATGAGCCATCTCAAGCCGGCGCTGGGCGAGTTGAAGTTCATGAACTGGGCCTATTCGATGCTGGCCGGCAAGATCAAGACGGCTTGCCGTGACCTGATCGCCGTTGCCAAGAGCGCGGGCGAGGACCTCAAGAGCCAGATCGTTGCGGGTGGAGACTACTCGATCATCGAAGTGGAGGCAGTCCACGGGGCGATCGACAAGGTAGTGCAGTTTCTTCAGCACCCCGCCTTCCATCCCCAGATCGTCGAGGTCATCCAGCTCGTCGAGAAGAACTTCGAGCGCCGCACCGGCCTGTCCGAACTGATGTACGGCCAGACGGCGACGCAGTTGCGCTCGGCCACGGAAGCGGACGTGAAGCAAAGCCAAATGACCGTGCGGCCCGACGACATGGCCAACAAGGTCGAGGACGCCATGAGCGACGTAGCGCGGAAGGAAGCGCTTGCCGCTCGCTGGCACCTGGACCAGAACGACGTCGAGCCCATCCTGGGCGCCGCTGGGGCGCAGTTGTGGATGCAGTACGTCATGCCGTCGGACCCGGCGGAGATCATCCATTCGCTCGAATACCGCATCGAGGCAGGCTCGACTCGCAAGCCGAACAAGGCCAGGGACGCGGCCAACATGGCGCAGGCGATGCAGACGATCGGCCCGCAACTCTGGCAGCACGCTCAAGCGACGGGAGACGTGGGGCCCTACAACAAACTCATCATCGACTGGGCCAAGAGCGTAGACCTCGACCCGACCGGCTACACCATCACGGCGCCGCCTCCGCCACAGGCTCCAATGCCCGCTCCGCCTCCAGGTCCTCCCGCGCGCAACAACGCTCCGCCGCAACTTCAAGGGCGGCAAGTCATGAACGGCGTTCACAATCGTTAGGAGAAGATCATGGCAGCAGACACCGAAGCAAGAATGATTTCCGCCTTGGGCGCAGTCACAGGCAGCGAATTGTTCCAGGCGCTAAACAAAACGCCCCGGTCGATGGCTACGAACTATACGATCGTGGCCGCCGACATCAACGACGCCTTCGACAACACGGGCGCGGGCGGTTCCGTCACGTTCACCCTTCCGCCCGTGGCGACAAGTGCGGGCTTCGGCTGCTGGATCTTCGTTGTCGTGGATCAACCCGTCGTCGTTGCTGCTCCGTCTGGCACACTCGTAGGCCCCAACAATGCCGGCCGAACGACCTACACCACGGCTGCTTCCGGTCAGCGGATCGGCACGTCGATCTTTGCCTATTGCAACGGCGCCAAGTGGTTCCTGATCGTTGACGTGAAGGGTCTGACGCTCGGCACGTTTGCCTAATAAGGCACAATTCGGCTAATGGGCGTTTTTCCGACCATTAGCGGCATCCCCCAAGTGCAGGCGCATTACGAACGCTGCCGCGCAGAAGGCACGTCGCACTCGCTGGCCGAGATGTTCGCTCTGGGCCAGACGCCGTTCCTCATGACCGATTCGGTATTCATGGAGGGTCGGTGCAATGGAAACCAGTTCGAGAAGCACCCCGAGCAAGGCGACTTCTACGCCGCCGAGGCCAAGGCGCAGGGCGTTGACATTACGGGCAAGTTCTACTCGTCGTTCTTGGCCGAGTATCCTGGCGATCCGCGTGCATGGGTATCTGGACGCGGCGACGTTAAGAAGATCTGCGAGGAACGCAACCTCGACTGCCGCGGCGCCGTGAGTCACAAGGCAACGGAACTGCCGCCTCCTCCGGGGCCTCCGGGCGGCATCGCTCCCGAGCTGGTGGACGAGGAGGTTCGCTCGATCCTCGACGACGTGCCGGAGAAGAAGCTGCCCTACGTCGATACCGTGGAGTTGCGCGAGCAGGTGATCGACAAGCGTAAGGCGCACTGGGCCAAGTAGCCCGTGCAAAAATGGCCAAAAAAATTTATGGCGCACATCCTCCCCGATTGCCGGCTCAAAGACAAGAAGGGCACCTTGATGGTGGACTGGCCCCTTCCCGGTGGCGGGACAGTCAGGATCGAGGTCGAACCGTCCTTCTGCGCCAACTGCGGCAACCCCAATCCGCACTATGTTCCCAAGGACAACACGACCTTCGACTTCTGGTTGTGCAACCAGTGCGCGGAGGATTACGGGGAGATCGCCGGCACGTACATGATGCCGGACGAGGAGTTTAACCGGGCCGTGGAAGCGGAGATGTTGGACAGGTTCGGGCGTTCGCTCGACGTCATGGAGATTGCCGTTGCCGTTGACAGGGGCACGTTGGGGACGGCCCTGGAGTTGCTGGCCAAGGAGTCCCCCTACAAAGTCTACCGGGAGCCTTAAATGCCATACGTCTACTCGATTCAGAACAAGCAAGTGCCGCTGGAGAACCTGACCACGAACGGCACGGCGAACACCGAGAGCGAGCAAACCTTCGTCAAGCCGGGCGCCGCGCGACCCGTGGCGATCCTGGCCCTGATCGTTCAGGGCAAGGCTGCGGGTGCGACGCAGCTCTCGGGCCTCATGTTCCGCTTGAAGCAGTGGACGACCACGGCAGGATCGGGCGGCACCTCTGTCACGCCTGGCCCGACCGATCCGCGTGGACCTGCGGCAGCGGCTACGGCCGGCATCACAACGACGGCGGCGGGCACCGTCACTACGGGCACGGGCGGTCCCACCCTCGTTAAGGCGTGCGGCTGTAGCGTCTCGGGCCCCGGTGGCTGGACGGCAATCAATCCCGATGCCGGCCTGACGATCGACGGCGGTGCCAACAAATCAACCGACCTCTTCAGCTCCAGCGGAACCATTTCGCTAAACTACGAAGTGGAAGAAACCCTTCAGGAGATGTAAACGATGGCGCTGACGTTTGAACCGCGTGCCGACGGCTTCCGCGTGACCGACGAGGGCCGCATGGTCGCCTCCCTGTGCTGCAAGACGATCACGACCGTCCTTGAAGGCAACAAGGCCGTGGACAAATACGTTGATCTGCCGAGAGAGGAATGCACGCTCCACTCGGGAATCGGCCCGCTTCCGATCAAGCTCATAGAAGAGATCATCGCGCAAGTTAAGTAAGTGGCACCAAAGACAGGAGACTTCCATGCCGAAGTTCCGTCGAAGGCTTGGCGTCGAACAACTCGAAGACCGTAATTGCCCAACAACCTTTACGGTCACGAACCTGAACGACTCCGGCGCGGGCAGTCTGCGCGATGCCGTGAACCAGATCGACCAGCTGCATAGCCACATCAACACCACGCAGATCGTTGACGAAATCGACATCACGATTGCGGGCACGATCAAGGTGCTCTCGCCGCTCAACCTGAACCACGCCACGACGGTTAAGGGCATGGGCGAGAACGCGACCTTCTTGGACGGCGGCGGGACCGTCAACATCTGGTTCTGCTACCCCAACGACGACAGCTCAATCACCGTCGCCAATCAGCCGAGCGAGCAAGGTCTGCTGACGACGATGCAAGACATGACGATGGAGAACGGCTTCACCACGAACGGCCTGGGCGGTGGCGCCGTCTACGCTCGCAACGATATCTGCTTCGAGAATGTTTGCTTCATGAACAACGTCTCAACCGGCTTCGGTGGAGCGGTGTCCGGCCAGAAGCAGATCATGGCCACAAACTGCGAATGGGAGAACAACGTCTCGCAAGGTGACGGCGGCGCGATCAACGACTTCGGCAACAGCGGCCGCGGCAACACGCTCCTGAGCCTGAACATCGACCATTGCGAGTTCATCGGCAACACGGCCACGTCCAGCGGTGGGGGCATATTCCTCTACAGCAACAACATCGGGACCAACTACGGCAGCGTGACAAACAGCGCCTTCACCAACAACGTCGCGCCCAACGGCCCGGCGATCTACTTGCACCAGGAGTATCTGGAACCGCCGATCACGGTTGACACGACCGGCGACACGTTCACCGGCAACAACCCTCCGCCTCCGCCCGCTGGTTCTCCACCTGCGCCTACCCAGACGATCTTCCAGGTGACGAATCTGAACGATGCGGGGCCGGGCAGTTTCCGTGCTGCGATTCAAGCGGCATCTTCGCAGAAGGGCAGCGCGACGGTTGACGAGATCGACTTCACCGTGTCGGGGACCTTCAACCTTCTGTCCACGTTGACGCTGACACACGCCACGCTCATCAAGGGCGAAGGGCAAACTCTCGACACGATTCAGGGGAACGGGACTTTCCAGCTTTTGAATTGCAGCGCCGAAGCAGGCTTGTTGAACACGATCCAAGGGCTGACGTTCACGGGCGGCTACACCAACACCGGCTATGGCGGCGGGGCCATCTGCGCCGGCGGTGACGTTCTCCTCGAAAACGACACCTTCGTTAGCAACAAGTCGGCAGGATTCGGCGGGGCCGTCGCGGCCTTGGCGAACGTGACCGTGTTGGGGTGCGAGTTCGACAACAACTCAGGCAGCACAGGCGGGGCGCTCATCAGCGAGGGCGGCGGCAACGTCAGCATCGACCATACAAACTTCGTCGGCAACTCCGCGACGGGCAACGGTGGGGCGCTTTACATCTATGCCAACGCCAAGGGCACCAATACGGCGACGGTGACGAATTGCACCTTCTCCGGCGACACGGCCAAGAGCGGTTCGGCCATCTTCGTGCATCAGTCGTATTTGCAGCCGAAAGTGATCGTGGACGTGACTACGGATGTGTTGAACGGTGAAACGATAGTGGAGTAGGGATGCCCTTAACCTTGCAACAGCCGGTCTACACCAACCCATCCGGCGACGGCGAGACGATCAAGACCGTAATTGGTCCGTACACCGAATGGGTCAGTCTGGGCCGTGCGCGGCAAATACTAAGTGGCAAAGTGGCAACGCCGGACATGATTCTGTTCCAAGCCCTGTTGATTCTGAAACAGAATAACTTCGACTTCCAAGGCGGCACGCTTGCACAAGCCGCCGCGATTTTGAACGCGAATCCTATTTGGTGGGTTTAGCATGTACATCATCGGCTCGAAAAAGCCAAAAATCCGCGCGCCGCAAGTCTTGGCGTATCAGTCGGGGGACGTGGCTTGGAGTCGCAACCCTGTCGTCAACGAAGGTCCGCCTGCACGAAGCTGGCGAGACTTGTTTCGTCGTCGCAAGCCGCGCTTCGACCCGCAAAATATCGGCAGCGCTCCCGGCATGGATTGGGTCGGGACCATCGCATCGCAAGATGCCGCTGGCACGCTGCTCGCCACCTACACGACCGCGAAGAGTGTTATCAATCCGCAAGCGCTTTACACGCTCATCCCGAACTTCTTGAACGTCGGCTCGCTGTTCCGCGTGACGGTGTACGGCGGTTTGTCCAACATCGTGACGACTCCCGGTACGGTCGCGTTCCAAATCATGCACGGGTCGATTGTCGTATGGAACAGCGGCAACATTCAGATGAACGCGACGGCGCACACGACCTTCCCGTTCTTCCTGCAAGTCCTGCTCACCTGCCGCTCACAAGGTTCGGGTACGTCGGCGCAGTACATGGGCGGCGGCATTCTGACCGGGACGCACTTCACGCGCACGGCGACGACGACCGATAATTGGGGTGCTAATGTTGGCTTTACTGCGGGGGCCAACGTCTCGGATTGCTGCCTTGCCGTCCCCGACGTAGCGCCCGCGCTGGGCACTGGCTTCGATTCGACCATCGCAAACATCTTCGATTTCTGGGTCGGTTTCAGCATCAGCAACGGCGGCAACGGCGTGCAGATCCAGGGCTATTGCGTGGAATCCCTCAACTAGCGAGGGACCATGCCGCCGCCTGTAATTACTCTGCCAAACGCACAAGGCCCGTGGTCAATAGGTCCACGCGGGCGGGCTGCGCCCCAATCTCTATGGCAACCGCCCGTCCCGCCCACGGCAATCAGTCTTGTCACTCCGCAACAGTGGTGGGCGCACGCTATCGGCTGGCCCATTACTCCCGGCAACCAAGTCGCCTTCTCACTCAATGCCGCCGTGAACTTCTGCGGTTTGTCCTTTGTGATTTCCGACAACAAGATTCTCAACACGATCCGCACGAACAATACCGTCACCGCCTCACTTGGCGTCAACGATGCGCATTGCGACCTGTACGACGATTACTACGGGGTGCCGGGCAACCTTCTGTTTTCGTCGAACACGCTGAGCAGCGCGATTGCGACCGGGTACAACACTTGGACCGGGTTCACGTACCCACTTATCGCCATGAAAAAGTATTGGGCGGTGTGGAAGAATCTGAACGGAGTACCCGGCACTAACTTCTTTTCGGTCAACGTCGCACCGGGAATCGAACCGTGGTTCCCCGCGTCTGGTAACTGGGCATGGCAAAAAGCAACGAGCGTCAACAGCGGCACAAGTTGGACTCAGGCAGCGGGCGTCGGACTGCGCCTTGGGTTTTCCGACGGCACTTATGTCGGGATGCTTTGCAACGGCGGTGCGTCCTCTCTCGATATCGGCTCGCAAAACGACAATCTGATTTACGATTTCTATTCTGGTTCGGGAGCGACGCGGACCAAGCTGGGTACGACGGGACCGATACCACGGCAGCTTGTTTCTCTCAGCACGCCGTCGTGGGTGCCAGCCTACTTTGTCCCGCAATTTGGCGGCAATAACCCAGCCGTCAACATGACGCCGGGGCAATCTTACACGGTGGTCGCTCATGGCGACGGAAACTACAAATCGCAATTCGGAAGCAAGTTTACTTGCCCGGCAAACGTTTCTCCGAACGTGCGCGGCATCGCCATGCTGTTTGCGCTTCCGGGCGCGGGAGCTGGCTTTCGCATAAACAGCGTCAGTTTTGATTCGGACGCTAACTCCATCCCGACGTTCCCTATCGACGGCACGGCGATCTATACGCAAAGCCTGGACGGCGGTTCTAGCTTCACGGACACGCAAGGGCTTGTGTTGCCCTTCATGGTGTTGCTCGACACGAATGGGCCGTTTGCAAGTTCAGGCGGCTTTGGCGAAGGGGGCGGCATCTGGTCGATGGTCCCAGCCGATTGGTGGTAAATGGCTGTCCGACGGTCCACGAAAATCTATTTGGACAGCGACGAGCTTCCTTTCTCCGCGGCTGTCATCGACGATGATTCAGCGTGGCCAACAGTCCCTTTGCCGCAACTCGTTACCTATCCATTGCCCGCCATTGCGGACACGGACGAGTTCCCCATCCTCTGCGACGTCCTCCAGACCTGGCCGATCGCGGAATCGCTCAGCACGACGTCTCTTACCGGGCCGGCGTCTCTGCAAGCCGTCCAGGCAGGCAGCACGATCATCGTCATGAGCGGCCTGGGCGGGGTGGGGGACACCACGACCACGGTTACGGACAGCCTCGGGAACAGCTACACCAACGTCGCCCGCGAAACGAGCAACGTCGGCGTTAATGAGGCCGCGATCTGGAAAGTCACGACGCCTACGGGCGGTGCCAATGTTACGATCACCGTCAACACCAGCGGCGCCGACAAGCTGACCTTTAGCGCGGTCGAGGTTCCGGGGCTCACAGGACTGGTGGACAAGACCAGCGTCAACCGCGGCACGGGCACCACTCCAACCACGGGAAGCACCGGCACGCTCAGCTCCGCGAATGAGCTGGCCGTCATCGTCATGGTGCCGGTCAACAGCGCATCGCAGACGATCACAACGCCTTCGGGCTTCACGAGGCGCGTCAACGAATCGGGGAACACGTTTCAGGAGATGGACGGCGCCACGTTTCACGTCGGCTCGACGGCCGCTCTCAATCCGCAGTGGACTCTGCTCAACTCCGCGAACTGGCTGGCGGTCATTGCGACGTTCCCCTGCGCCGGCCCTCCTCCTCAGGAATCAGACGTCGCCGAATACGTGCCGCAGGTGATGACGCTGCCCTGGACGGTTGCTCCAGTTCGGGACGATGACGCGCTTGTGCCGGCGACCGTGACCGTCGTGGAAGAGGAGCAACCGCCGCCGCTCTTTACGATTCCCTCGCCGTGGCGCTCCGTTGTGTTCCTTGACGATGATCCGCTGATGCCCGTTACCACGATCAGCGACAGGGAAGAGGAGTGGGGAAAGACAATCCCGCCAGTCCCGATTGTGTGGCGATCCGTCACCATTCAGGACGACGATGCCTTGATGCCCGTCACTACGATCAGCGATAGGGAAGAGGATCAGGGACGGACGTTTGTGCCGCTGCCGATCGTCTGGCAGTCGTTTGTCTTTCGGGACGACGATCCGGTGATGCCGGTAACGACCGTCGATGAAGACTACACTTGGGTCCGGCAAGTCCAGGCGATTCCGTGGACACCTGTCGTCTTCTCCTCCGGCGACGAGATCGGCGTGGCGCTGCCCACCATCTTCCTCGACGACGATCCGCCATGGGTCGCTCGCCGACAATCGGTTCCCTGGACTCCTGTCACGTTCACCGAGGACGGCATCGCCTCGATCGTCGTTCCTGTCTTCTTCCGCGACGAGGAGATGTGGACGGCGCCGCGGGTGATGCGCATTCCGTGGACTCCGTTCTCGTTCCTGGACGACGAGGGTGGGGTACAGTTAGTTACGCCTTTCATCGTCGAGCCATTGCCTTGCCCCTATCGTCCGCATCGGGTGGACGAGGAGTGCCAAGACCGGCCGCGCGTAAACCCCTGTCAGCCGACTATCTAGGAGCTTTGAATGAATGTTTTTCACGCCTGCAATTTGGTGCAGAACGCGAGCGAGTACGCTGGCGGCGGGATAGTTAACGGCACGGGGTCGATTCAAAACGTGTTCGCCCGGTTTCCCGGCGGATGGGCGGCAAGGCTCAACCCTGCTGGGGTGGCTCTAGGGACTGTAAAGTGCGCTCCGCTCGGTCCAGCTGGATTTTTTGTTGGCAACGTCACTGATTCTTTATTTCGCACCTACTTCGCCTACAAGATCAAGGCGGCGGTGCAGAACGAACCGTTCATGCAGTTCAATGCGACCGGGGGCAGCCCGCCCGAAAAGATGTCCCTGTGGCTTACTTCGGCAGGCACGATCCAAATCGTCGATAGCCAGTCCGCCACGATGGCAACTAGCTCCACGGTTCTCTCCGCCAGTCAGTTTTACCGCATCCAGGTTCATTGCGGCACAGGCAACCCTGGGCCGTGGGAAGTGCAAATTTACGACCCGACAGAGACGCTTCTTGAAACATTAAGCGGCACGGGCAACCTGAATACGTTCCCTTGCCCGTCTGTTGACTTGGGCAAGGTGGACAACAACCACAATAACACCGTTGATTACTACTTCGCCGATACGTTGTGGAACGATGCGGTTTATCCAGGTCGAGGGCAGAGCGGAATAATTCTTCCTGTCGGCGACGGCTTCTATTTGGCGGGCGTTCCTAACGGCGCTCCCCAGCGCTGGGCCGCCGTCGATGAGGTTCCACCTGATGAGGATGTCAGCTACGTCAACGGCATGGGGGCAGGGCAGGCTTTCACATGCGTGGTCCGCGGCGGGATCATCGGCACGATTAACACCTACAAGGCGTATGTCCGGCTGAAACGTGATGGAGCGGTGAACAGCAAGCAAAGTTTGCGAATGCGGAGTGGATTGGTGGATAGCGACACGGACCAGGCTGGCGGTGTTGCCAACTACACCCCGTTCCAAAGACTTTTCGACACCGACCCGGCAACCGGCCTGCCGTGGACGGCCGGGGGAGTCAATGCCACGCAGATCGGCGTGGCGCAAGTTGACGGCAATCCCTGCCGCGTCACTGCCTGTTATGCCTTTGTCGATTACGTCCCGGCTGCCATGGGAATCGTGGACTGCTGCGACACCATTCTCCCGCAGCGCATCGACGAGGGCAGCACCGACCGCCCCCGACAGGATGAAGGTAGTACACTTAGTCATCGCGTGGACGAGGGGTGCAGCCTCAAGCCTAAACCTGACGAGTGCCGGTAATGGCCGCGATTCAACTGACGACCTACAAGGACCTCGAAGACCATCTTCAAGACTATGTAGGGGCGCTCAACGACCAGGCCGCTCTGCGTGACGCGCGCCGCTCCGTTCAGCAAGCCGTCCGCGAGTTCTCCTCGCATCACCGCTGGCTCTACTACTGGCAACTCGGCCGCTTGAACACCGTGGCGGCCTACAGCACCGGCACGATCACCTACCAGCAAAGCACGCTCCAGGTCAATCTGACGGGCGGCACGTTCCCGCTCTGGGCCGGCTTGGGCGTCATCGTCATCAACTCCGTGCAGTATCAGGTCATCGCCTACATTAGCCCCACCGTCGTCCAGCTATCGACCAACAGCAACCCCGGCGTCGATATTGCCACGCAGACGCCCTACAACCTTTACCAAGACAGCTACGTGCTGCCGTGCGACTGCTTGGCCATTGACGAACTGATCAACGAGATCAACTACCGGCGTCTTTCCTTTGAACAGCCGCGGGAATGGCTCTTGAGGCGGCGCTTGAACACTGGTGTTGCGGCGCCGTGGATGTACACGATCACCGGATCGGAACGCTTCTTCGGCTCGATGGCAGTCCGGTTCTACCCTCCACCCGACAACATCTACCCCTACGACTTCATGTACATGCGGCGTCCCCGGCCGCTCCTTCTCGACCTCTATAACGCCGGGTCGATTACGGTCACTGCCAACACCAACACGATCGCGGGGACGAATACGGCCTGGACTCCGAATATGGTGGGCTGCGCTATTCGGTTCACGGCCTCGGCAACACTAACGCCGACCGGCTTGGCCGGCAGCAACCCCTACACCTACGAGCGTGTTGTTACCGCCGTCACGGCTCCCAACGCTTTGACCACGGACGACGTGATTCCGGTCACCTACACTAATACGGCCTACGCCATCAGCGATCCCTGCGACGTGGAGCAGGGCGCGATGATGACCGCCTTCCTGCGCGAGTGCGAGAAGCAGATGCGGATTGCCCGACGCATCGAGACCTCGGACTGGGAAGAGGCGAGCTACAAGCTGGCCATGCTCCAGGCCCGCGAGGCCGATGCACGCAACCTGGCTCCCCGCACCGCGGGACACCAGATGCCTTACGGCTGGCGGTTGGCGAACATGCCTGTTGGGCCCGACGTGCCATGATCGAGTTACGTCCCAAGGTGCCGATGGTTGTCCGCATCTGGAAGCGGGACAAGACCGAGAACCGCATGGCGATCGACATAGCGATCGACGTCATTCGCCGCAACTGTCTGAGGGCCAAGTGCATGTCCAAGGATTACGTCCAGAGGGACCTGCTCTTGGGCAAGGCGTTCGACACTCCCCTGGCCCGCTACTTTCTCGAAGGAGCCCTCGATGGCGATGGGTGAGGAGCAGCAGAAGGTTGCGAAGTCGCAGGCCAACATCACCGACTTCCCCGGCATCATGACCAAGCCGGACCCCGACGACATTCCTTCGGGCGCGGCGACCGATCAGGTCAACATTCAGTCCCAGATCGGGGCGCTCAAGTGCCGGCTGGGGTACAAGATCGTTTCCTTCGACCCATGAGTCCACGCGACAGACTAAAGTTGATCCAACGAGACTACCTAAAGTGGGCGGTTGGCCAATTGTCGCTCACCGATTTGCTACACCGCATCGCCTGGTCCCTTGATGAAGACCCGGAGTTCTTACCATGCCGCACTTCGTCGGCTTCGTCGTCCAGGAACAAACGCTCAACGCGCCGATCCTGACCAAGAACATGAGCACCGGCGCGCCCCAGGACGGCGACGGGGGCATTGCTCCCACGGTGCGCGTCTACGGTCCCGCGGGGCTCATGCCCAACGGCTCGCTGACGGCGACGATCAAGGACAGCGGGCCCGCGGGCGGCGTCATCACCAACGCGACCAACACCAATCCCATCCAAATCACTTCGGCCAATCACGGCCTTGCCAGCGGCACGCGCGTCACCATCTCGGGCGTCCTCACCAACACCAACGCCAACGGCACCTTCACGATTACCGTGATCGACGCCAACACGTTCAGCCTGAACGGCGTGGCCGGCAACGGCGCGTATGGCGGCGGCGGACTCTGGCATGTGGCGGGTTTATACAATGTCGCCATTGCCTGCCTGGGAGCAAACGGCTACCTTGCGGGCACGACCTACGCAGCGGTCTGGTACGCAACGGTGAACGGCGCTGGCGTTGGCGATCTCTTTACTTTCACAGTCGCATGACCATAGCCAACTTTCTCGGACACCGGACGAAGGACGAGGACCTTGCCGCCCTCAAGGAGCTCGTCGGCATGTCCGCTTGTAACGGCAACATCGCGCGCGTGGTTGAGATCGGCTCCTACGTCGGTCAGACTGCTATGGCAATGGTCGAGGGGGGCGGTCTCCTCTGGTGCATCGACCACTGGAAGGGCAGCACCGACCGGATGGACGAGTTGTATAAGACGTTCGGTGAGCAGGGAGTGTTCGAGACCTTCTGCAAGAACGTCGGGCCGGAACTCTTCGTCAACATCTTCCCCTGCCGCGGCCGTTCCGACCAGTGGGCCTCCGTCTGGCCATTCAAGGCCGATATGGTCTTCATCGACGGCGACCATGAATACGAGTCGGTGAAGTACGACATCAAGGCGTGGTTCCCGCACGTGCGCGATGGCGGCATCCTGTGCGGCCACGACTACGGCTACTTCAAGGGCGTCAACAAGGCCGTGGATGAGTTCGGCAAGGACGGCGTGAAGGGCGATTCGGTCTGGTTCAAGGTCAAGAACAACTTCGGGTGAGAACATGACAAAGCAAGAAATCTCCAAAATGGCCGAGCGGATCGACGAGTTAGAGGTCGAGGTCCGTTCGCTCAAACTGGCACTGGCCATGAAGCAGCCAATCGTTTACGTGTACCCACCGGCTCCCGTCGTGATGCCGCCCTATCAACCCATCACTCCCTACCCCTATCGCATTCCGAATTGGCCCTACACTGTGGGCTGGGAGCAGAACCAGCAAATCCGCACAACAACAGGCCAATAACGCAAACTAGGGCTATGGCGTTCCGGGGCAGATACCAAGTCGGCCAAAAGGTGCCGCTGGGCTGTTTCTGCATCGACGCGAACGGTGTCCCGACGCCCCCGGCCGCCGCTCCGACGATGGACATTTTCTCGCCCGCTAACGCTCTCATCATCTCCGCCGATCTGGTTCCCATCGTTGATCCGGCCAACGCGCCGGGGTACTTCCAGCAGAACTGGTTCCTGACCTCTTACTACACGGCCGTCGGGCTTTACACCGTCATTTACCATTGGGTGATCGGCAGCGCACCCGCGTTCCAGTCCGAGGACACCTTCGAGGTTGTGGACGGCGGCAACTACTCCGGCTCGATCATCGCCCTGCACTACCATGATCGGCCATGGGCGCAGAACTTGATCTACCAAATGGACGGCGGCAACTTGGCCAAGGGCAGAAATCCGGGAGTGTGACCGATGGATGCAAAGTTCGATATCGGCGGCGTCTTCCACGTCGAAGCCTTTGAGAGCCAAGAAGCCTTTGACCGAGGCGACGCCCCCTTGTGGGCCAAGGACTTCCACAACGGCAACACCACGGGCGGCCTCAATCACCTGCTCAATACCGAGTTCGTCGGCGGAGGCCAGGTTGCAACATGGTACGGCGGCCTGATCGACAACGCCGGTTTCTCCGCTCTTGCTTCCGCCGACACGATGGCCTCGCACGCCGGTTGGGCGGAGAGCACGGCCTACTCCGAAGGCGTGCGGCAGACGTGGGGCGCGGGAGCCGCGGCGGGTGCGTCGATCACCAACGGCGCCGCCATGACGTTCACGATCTCGGGAACGCCAACCATCTACGGCATCTTCATCACGAGCAGCAACGTCAAGGGCGGAGCGACGGGAACGCTGTGGGCGACGGGTGCTTTCGGCTCTCCGCAACTCATGGCCAACGGGCAGCTTTTGAAAGTGACGTACACCTTAGGCGCTGCATAAGATGGCGGACAATCTGCAAACTGTGACCGGAACCGTGACGCTGACGCCGGGGACTGGTTCCCCGACGGACGATCCCATCGTCAACGCGAAGGTCACATTAACCGGGACCGTGTACCTGCCGATCATCTATCAATCCGTCTCGGGTTTCGTCAACTTCCTGAGCTTGCAAAGTTCCAACGCCGATCTGGCCACGGGGCAATATGGAGGCTGACTGTGCCCGACACATTCGCCGAGACCGACCAGGGCCTTCTCCTCGTCGCCAACGGTATCAATCCGATGCTGCGCTGGAACGGCTTCAGTCCGCAAGCCGAGGCGGCCGGCGTTGCCTTCCCCACTCAGGCGCTCACGCTCTCCGGTACGGGGCTCGGGCCGATCGTCGGCAGCTACACGGCCTACCTGCGCTTCGTCGATCAGTACGGCAACTTCTCGTCTCTGTCCCCGATCTCGAACGTCTACACGGCAGCTTCCTCCTCCGGGACAGTTGTGGACGCGACGTTCACGACGCCCATCGTCATCAACGCTCCGGGGCACGGGCTCTTGTCGGGCGCCGTCGTGCAGATCATCGGCTGCTTTGGCAATACCGCAGCTAACGGAACGTGGGTGATCGCCGTCGTGGACGGAGACAACTTCGCCCTGGCGTACGACTTCATCAGCGGCATCACTCCGGCAGGCAATGACTTCTATCAGGGCGGGGGAACCTACATCGCGGGCGTGGCGGGGATCACGTACACCAACGTCGCCGTGCCGCAAGAACCGAAAGTCGTCAGGCGGCAGATCCTCCGCAACACCAACGGCCAGAGCACGACCTACTATGTCGAGATCGACACAACCGATCTGACTTCGACGACCCTGACCGGGCCAGGCTACGATGATCCCGTCTTGTCGGCGCAGCCCTTCTACAACGTGCTCGACGCCAACAACAACGGATTCTTTCACCAGTTCGACCCTCCCCCCTCGTGGAAGCAGTCGATTCAGCAGCTTCAGGACCGCATGTTCGCTGCGGCCGACGGGGAGTACACGGAAGGATGCGTTGCGCTGACATTCGGCTCGACCCAGGTTCAGGGCAACTCGACCATCTGGCCGGCTAACTTCGCGGGGCGCTTCCTCTACCCGACTCTGGGAGATAGGAACTACCAGATCGCTTCGGTCAACACGACCACGCAGACGCTCACCCTGACCCAACCCTACACGGGAACGACCAACCCCTACGCGCTCTACGCCATTCGCCCAGCGCCCGCGGAAAGGCATCTGGTCTACTACTCCGAGCCGGGATTGCCCGAGGCGTTCCCACCGACCAATGCGTTCGCGCTCCAGGAGGACGGTGACAACATCACGTCGCTGATGACCAAGACGACCTACCTCTATGTCCAGAAGCGCCGCCGCACGTTCCGCTTCTCGTTCTCCGCCGATCCCGCTTCGGACGGGTTTGTGACCGTAGCCTATGACCGCGGCTGCATTAACCCGCGGTGCTGGGTCAAGGTCGAGGGCAAGGCATACATCATGGACGAGCAGGGCATCTACTCGTTCTCCGAGGGCGGCGATGCTTCCGTGAACTCGATCAGCGAAGTGTTGCAGGACATCTTCACGACGCAAGGAGCCCCCTATCAAATCAACTGGCAAGCGAAGAAGTTCTTCCACTGCGTCGCCAACGAGCAGGAAGAGACGATCCGCTGGTTCGTGTGCCTGGGCGGCTCTTACCTTCCCCAGCACGCGCTGTGCTACCAGTACCGCACGGATAATTGGTGGTTCGAGTATTATTCCGTGCCGATCGGCGCTTCGATCATGGGCCGCATCCAGGGACAACGCCAGATGTTCCTGGGAACGTCCGCACGCCGTATCCTTGCCGCTTCCTTGGGCACCTTGGACGGCGCCAATCCGCAGAAGGGGACCGTCCAGGGAACGGTCACGGCCGCGGGGATCTGCACGCTGACCGATAGCTCCGCCGACTTCGACAACACCATGTCGAACATCCCGGTTGTGATTGTCACAGGTCGGGCCGCGGGGCAGACCCGTCTCATCACCACGGTTCTCAGCAATACGCAGGTACGAATCAGCCAGCCGTGGAGCATCCTGCCGGCTGTGGGAGACGTGTATCAGGTTGGCGGCATCCTCTGGCGCTGGAAGAGTAAGCAGTTCCGCCAGCAACTTATGGGCCCAGACCAGGACAAGAACATTCCGCGACGGATCGAAGTGGACTTCCAGCCCTGTGCGAGCCCGACGTCGATCCTTCTGTCCGCCTTTCTCGACCGTTCGACGGTGCCGTTCAACTGGACGGGCAATGTCACGTCGTCAGACGGAGACGGGATTGCCGTGGCCGACGGCTCACCGACGCTTGTGGGCGACATGACCAAAACCAACGGATTTCTCAAGAAGAGAGTGGACGGCCATCTCGAACTTTACGCCGAGGGGAACCGCTTCGTGCAGTGGCAACTGGAAGGGGTGCAGAACCAAGATAGGGTAATATTGCACGAGGTAGTGATCGACGGCGTGATCGGAGCTTGAGCAATGGCCTTCATGGGCGACCAGATCGGCAGACTCCTCAACCGCAACTTCAAGGACGCGAACGAACTGGCGCGGGAGTTGTACGCCCTGTTCTCGTCGAACAACTCGATTCACATCGACGGCCCCGTACACATCAACGTCCAGACTCCGGCCGGCGATGCGCTCATCATCCATCAAAACGCCGTGGGACCTTTCAACCAGCAGAACGTGAAGGCGATTCAGCTTCAGCAGACCAACGGCACGCAGGTCATCACGAGTCCACAGGGCAAGGTGACTACGGTTGTGCCGACCATTCCTTTCAAAAGCAACCGCACCGTCGCTAACCGCGCGGGGTCTCCCACTGCTTCGCGGCAATTCGGCGGCTCCAAGCAGCAGCAGGGCGGTTCTGGAGGCTTAGACTAATGGACCCGAGTATCAGCGGTTGGGCCTTTGACCCCTCGACTCTGCTCCAGATGATGCTGGGCATTAACCCCGACATCAGCCAGAGCCAGAACACGAGCCAGTCCCAGAACACGAACCAGTACAACCAGAACTCGATGAACGAGTCGATGACCTGGGACAACACGGTTCCGGGCGGCTTTGGCGGCGGGGGCGGCCCATGGCCTCCTGTGCAGCAAGGCGGTGGCGGCCCTGGCGGTACGGGCGGACCCGGAGGCGGTGGATGGCCGGGCGGCGGTGGAGGCTTCAGCGGGGGCGGCGGCGGAACGACGATCTATCC